AGAAAATTAAAAGAGAACTTAAACGATTTTATTGTCAAAATTGTAATACTGAATATGTTATTGCTTTTGGATATAAAAAATTCGGAGAGCTAATTTTTTGTGATAATTGTAGAAAATATGGTGTGATAGATAGATGGTGGGATTATAAAAATAACACATTTAAAAAGGAAAATAGTGAGATTTTTTCGCTCAAAACTTAACCAAAAAGCCCAAATAAACCCTATGAAGAAAGAAAAGAAAATTAAAGAAGAATATAAAATAACTTTTGATTTAAAAAAAGATAAAGTTATATCAACAATCCCTAAACAAATTGCTAAATGGCAATTAGAAAGATTGGAAGAAATACTTTTTGATTTACAGATTATTTTTTTGGAAAAACTAAGCGGAAATGGCAAGCAAAAAAATATCAAATCTCAAAAAAAATAATGCTTGGAAATTACTGAAACCATTGGGATTCAAAAAAAGAAAGGGAGTTAGATGGGATTATGTTAAGTATTTGAGTGATAATTTGAGAATACATATTAAATGGCAAAAAGGAGGTTTTTATTGGCATATAGATAATCATTGAAAGTATTAAAGGGATATTATGACCAAATTCAACCCCAAAAAAAGTTAAACTAAATAAAACTATGAAGAAAGAAGTAAAAATTTCACCTGAACTTGAATCCTTAGCAAAAGAGGCAAGGAAGTATAAGAGTGCGGAGGAGTTTGTGAGGGGTATTAGTAGCGCAACAAAAGGTGATATTTATTTGGCGAGAAAAACTACAAAAGCAGAACAATTAGAAGGTGCTTATCATAAAGCATTAGATTTAGGAAAAGAAACTCAAGCTGGAAAATATTTAAAACAATTAGAAAGTGAGACAGATAAAATAGTTAAAAATTTCTATACCCAAGCTACTAAAGAAGTAAAGCCAATAGTCAAACTGAAAGTTAAGCCAGAAGTAAAGCCAATCCCTAAAGAACTTGAACCATTAGCAAAAGAAAAGAAATAGTTAATCAAATGGAGACGCCAAATGGAACTTCTTATAATGAAGAATTGATTGAGTCAAACCCTGCTATTCAAGGTGGAGCATTTTGCTTGAAAGGAAGTAGAATCACAATTTATGGAATTTTAGAAGCAATGAAAGGTGGACAAACTTTAAAGGAAATATCTCAAACATTAAAGAAACACTTTAGATATTCTATATCGGAAAAAAAATTAAAAGAAGCATTAGAGCAATGGGAGATGAGAATAAATTGTATGTTTAATACCCAAAAAAATAAAACATATGAGCAATACTTTAATGGAACAACTTAAAAATTATCCAAAAAGAGTAATTCCTCTTTATAAACCAGAGCCTCCCTTTCAGGAAATAAAAAATGGTTATGGTTTTATGGGTGTAATTCTATTAGATACTCAGAAAAATAAAATTCAATGTCATATATGTGGTGGTTGGTTTGCTTTATTTGGTAGTCATCTTAAGAATGCTCATAGAATAAATAGTCGGCAATACAAAGAAAAATTTGGTTTAAATATGGGAACTCCCTTATGTGTTCCTTCTCTTTCCAAAAAATTAAGCAAGGTGATGAGGCGAAATCACAGAAAATATCCTATAGAAATGCGGAGTGGTAACCTAAAGAAGGCAATTAAAAATTCTCTTAAATCACCTGCCAGAAGAAGAGCCTCTATACAGAAACGCAATATGAGCGGACGATGTAATGTTCAAATAAAGGAGAGATTAAGAGAAATCGCCCTTTCTAATGGAGGAAATATCAGTAGTAGAGAATTAAAGAAAAAAGATTATAGATTGTGGAAGGCAATAGAATATTGGTTTCCATCTTTTAATATCGCAAAAAAAATGGCAGGAATTAGAAGAAATTCAATAAAAAAACGATTAGAAGATAAAACTCTATTAAGGATTTTAAGAGATTATCATCGGAAATTTCATCGTTTTCCTTCTCAATATATTCTTGAAACAAAGAAAGGATTACCAAACGCCTCTACTTACAGACGGCATTTTGGTAGTTATGAGAATGCTAAAGATTTAGCTGAGAAATTGTTGTGATTACTTTCTATCTAATGAGATAACTATAAAGATATTAAGCAATTATTAAATCAATGAATCGTAGATAAGAAATAAGTTATCTACGGTTAGCAATTATTAAAATAAGATACTATGAAAAGTAAAAAAGATGAATGGTTAAATAAAGAATTTGATAATAAGTATTTAAGTAGAAGAACTGGGGTTTTATTATTGATTGTAGATGGAATGGAAACAAAATTAAATGGGCTAATCAAAACAATCATAGAAAAAGGTATTTTGGAAGAAAAGGATATTCGTGAAAATATTAAGAAGATTGCCATTAAAAAAGCAAAACAAAAACTATGATTTACTACCTCCTAAATGTTTTATTATGATTGTAAAATCTGCCATACAATGAAACAGATAGCACTTCTGGGATTTGTTGGGAATGTTTTTACAAATGGTTCTTTAGCAACTATTAAAAGATATGAAAGAAGAAATAAAATTGAAGACAAAGCCTCTTGAATTAGAAATAAAGCCTCGTGAAAGTTTAATCTCTATAAAATACTCTAAAGAGGATTGGAAAGAACAATATACTTTGAGATGTAGAATTGGATTAAGAATATTTAGTTGGATATTTCCAGCGGTATTAAGAATTTATATTAAATAATTATGAATAAAGAAGAAAAAAGGTCGAATAAATCTAAAAAATCAAAAAAATGTTGATATATTGTGTTAAGTGTCAAAAAAAGCAGGAAGCTAAAAATACAGAAAATGTTACTCTGAAAAGTGGCCGAAATGCCATTAGAGGAGAATGTTCAGTTTGCGGAACTAAAGTTTTTCAGATTATAAGGAAGGCTGAAGGAAAATCTTCTACCATAAATGAAATAGAGAAATTTGATGAGGCAAGTCGGTAACTATTGACAAGGCTAAGTCAAAAATGCTAAAATGGAAATATGAATAATAAAAAAAAGAGTTCAAAAATAATTAAGAAAATCTTAATTTTCCGGGCAAGAGGGTATTCTTTGCAATCAATAGGTGGAATTTTTGGACTTAGCCGGGAAAGAATTAGACAGATTATAAAGAAGAATGAAGATAAAAAAGAATTCCAAAATCTTTATGAGGAAATTAGAAGAACTCAAAGATTCTTAAGAAGGAAAATTAAAACATGATTATTACAATACCCATCTTAATAACTTTAACTTCACTAGTTACGGAGGCTCTGAAAAAGGGACTGAAATTTGAAAAGAGATATATTCCATTGGTTTCTATTGCTATTGGTATCATACTCATTTTTTTATCCAAGTCCAGATTTAATTTTGGAATTGATGAATTGATTATATATGGAATTATGATTGGACTTGCAAGTTGTGGATTATTCTCTGGGATAAAAAGTATAGGTTATATAGCAAAAAAGGTCGGCTCTAAATTAAAAAAATAAATTAAAATAAAAATGAATACACATCTCTCTATTTCTCCGAAGTTTGCTCTTTTCTTAAAAGAGAAAAAGCTTCTTACTCCTCTGGTAAATTCTCTTAAGATATTTATGGAACAACAAAATTATCCATTTTATCTTAAAGATCAGAGAATAGTAAAACAATCTGTATTTAAGGCTATAGCCGAACTTTATTCTCAAAAAAGTGAAATTCCTGATGTGGATAAGTTAGCGGAGGAAACTGAAAAAATTACAAAGAGATTGATGGAAGACACTCTTAAAAAGAAAGATGATTCTGAGACTGTGGAATTAGATTTTGAAGCTCCTGAACAAGAAGATAATCTGAAAAGTTATGAATTGGAATTAAAAACTTTGAACAAGACCTTTCAATTTCAAGCAAAAGCCAAGAATAAAGAAGAAGCTTATACAATTTTGCTAAAAAGGCATCCAGGATTAAAAAAATCCTCAAAAAGCGCTATCCTTAAGAAAATTAAAATAAAAAAATAGATGACTAAATCAAAAGAAATACTGGAAAAAGCTAAAGGAGCAGGACTGATAGAGGAAAAAGAATTTATAAAATTCAAAGGAACTGGCAAGCATATCGTTAAGTTTATAGAAGATAAAGTGATTAATAGTACCAATTTCAGAACAGGGAAACCAGAAGAGAAAGTAAAATATATTTTCGAAGAAGATGGAAAAAAGAAATTCTATGAAACTGCTATCTTTAGAATAGACCCAGAAACTAACAAAAAGAAATTAAGTCACTTCGTCCAAAAGATGGCTGATTTCGAATATGGAGATTTGTTAGAAATGGAATATAAACCAATTCCAGGGACTCCCAGAGGTTTTATTGAGATAAATAAAGTTAAAGAATCAGAAGAAGAAACTCAGGAAATTGTAAATGAGGACGAGATTCCTGTAATTGAAGATGAAGAAATAAATCCAGATGAGATTCCGTTTTAAAAATGGGGAAAACTGCAAGCAAAACATTGGCTCAGAAGTTTGGTAAATTGCCTATTTTCTCATGGAAGGTTAGAAGTAAATCAAATCCCAAAACTTTCCATAGGGTGGATTTTTATCAAGACGGACATTGGGAATGTGACTGCATCTCATTTTCTATGAACAGAAGAAAGAAAGATTTTAAATGCCGGCATATAAGAATTGTTGAGAACTATGTCCAATCAAAGTAATAAAGAACTTAGAATAAAATATACAAAGACCTTGAAAAAAATAAGGAAAGAGTTTAATATAAGGAAAGGAAAAGATTACGGAGAATATCTTCAACTGTATAAGAAAAGACATGGTTTAAAAGTTAACAAATTACTAAATTATTACGAATAAATTCCAAAGTTTTTTGGTGGAATTTCAATTGAACCCAGGTTCAAAAAAATGAAAATATATAGAAAAAGTGATAAGATTATATTCGAGGTGGATTTTTGGAGCAAGAGAAGCAACCCGTATATGCCCAATGAGAATGTGGGTGAACACAAAACACTTATAGGGATAATCCGTAATGATGATTTTGGCAACGAGGAATTGGGGTTTGCTAAGATAATTGATATGGATTATGCAGGGAAACCCGACCAGAATACCGATATCATGATACACTATTGGGAAGAAGATAAAGAAAGTTTTATCGAACTATGCAAAAAACTGGAGATAGAAGTCCTCGTATATCCAATTTGTGCCCATTGCGGTAAAACTATTTATGGATCGTTTGGAATAGATAGTAAGGGAAAGCCAATATGTTTTGATTGTGAAAAAGAAACTATGAAAAAAAAGATCTTGAAAAAAGGAAAAGGTTTAATATAAGAGAAGAAAAGGATTACAAAGAATATCTTCAATTAGACAAAAAAAGATATTATTCAAAAGCTAATAAATTAAATCATGAGTAATATACCAAAGTTTTCTGGTTTGTTGCCAGATACATATGACAATCGTGATGTTCTTTTATCTTCTATTCAAGAATCAGTTGACATTCCAGAAAGCTATAAACGAGATATATCTGCCATACCAATTGATTCTCAGGGAAATCAGCCCGCCTGTTGTGCTTACGCTGGTTCCAAAGTCAAAGAAAGTCAGGAATTGATTGACCAGGGAAGATTCATTGATATCTCTCCGAGAGCTCTATATGCTTTATGTAAGAAGATAGATGGTTTGAATGAAGACGGTACTTTTTTGAGAGCAGTCATGAAAGTACTTTATAAATATGGAGCGATACTGGAAAAAGATTTTCCATCAGACACTTCTTTAAGTAAAGATGAATTCAAGGATTGGACTAAAATTCCAAGAGAAGCTTATGATATGGCTGAACAATTGAAAATTGGAGGATACGCTAAAGTAAGACCAGATTGGGAAGAGCTTAAACAAGCAATCTTTCAGAATGAAATTGTATTGGGGGGCATGATTGGAACCAGAAAAGGCTGGTCCCATCTGCCTCTATTGCCACCAAAAGAAAAAGATAAAATGTTCGGACATGCTATCGCTTATTTTGGATTTGATAAACATTATATTTATTTCATAAATAGTTGGTCTGAAAGATGGGGAGATAAGGGAATCGGGTATTTTGGAAAGGATATGTTGCCTTATCTATTTAATTCTTGGACTGCGGTGGATATCAGAAAGAAGCTTGTGAATCCAAGTTTTAAAAATTCAGGCTGGGTTGCCATCAAATACTTGGAAAAAGTTGGATTTTCAGAAGGCTCAAAAGTAAAAACGACAGCCAGACTTAAATTAAGAGAGAACCCCAGTTTAAATAGCAGAACCAAAGAGATTCTGAAGAAGGGTCAAATTGTTACAATTAAAAGTGATAAAGTTGTAAAAGCCAATCAATATGATTGGCAAGAAGTGTATGCCTCTTAAAATATTCTGTGACTCTTGCGGAGAGGAAATAAAACAGGGTGCTTTGCTTTCTAGATTTATAAGTTCAGAAAAGGTTTCAGTTTTTAATCCACAACAGAAAGCTATTGAATCTGAATTTAAGCAGGTGGATTATTATTTATGCAAGAAATGTGCTGATAAAATTATTCAAATGATTAAAAAAGAGAAATGAATAAGACATAATAAGTTCAAAATTGTGGGATATCCAAAAAGACTCACTAAAGGTCGAGTTGAATGCAGACCTAAAATATTTCAATCTGAAATATTTCCTCAATCTAGCTTTGCATGTAATCAAGAATGCATTTATTATATATTTTGTAAAATGGAATTAGAAAAAAAGACATTAGGCGACAGACTAAAAAATCTTAGACTTTCCTTTCAAATGCCCTATTATTTTTTTTCAATGGTCAGCAACGGAGAGATTATGCTAATTCTTGAAAATGATGAGGGTAAAAGAAGATCATTTAGAGGAAAAACTATAGTTAAATCTGTAGAAAAGGCTGAGAACTTTCTTGAAAGAACTAAAGAACGGAAGGAAAAAATTCCTAAAAAGGAGGAAAAAAAGGATAAAATTGAAAAAGAAGAGAATAAAGAAAAGATTACCAAGGAAAAGATTACCAAAGAGAAAAAGGAAAATATCAAAAAAAGGAAATAAGAAATAAGATTTTAATATGGCTTCTCATCTACTCTGGTAAATGTCTATCCCAGATACCAGATAAATTGTGAGAAGGAGTAGAGGATTATCCTAAATCTACAAGCCTGCCTGAGGTTTATATTCAGGTTGGATAGTGGGTGCGAAAGTTATAGTTGCGGATACAGTTGGCTTCGCACCCAAAACAAAAAAAAGCCCTATATAAGGCTTTTTTTTGTTACAATAAGAAATAAGAGGAGAGGAAGCAAAATAATGATTTTAAAGGGGGTAGCGTCTTCGTTTCTCCCTCTCCTTATTTAAAAATGATTACTTTTTCTTATATTTTCCATCTTCTCCATTGGTTGTAGATTTGCCAAACTCCAACAATCCTTAAATGCTTGGTCTTTTGGGGTTTTGTAACCAAATAAAGATTTTGGTTTTCGGTGATCGATACTCCAATAACTCCCATAATTATTCCAATTCATATTTTCATCAAAATTAAACTCAAGTCGTTCCATTAAATCTTCTAAAGTATATCCCACTAAACTTTCCCATTTTCTTCCTGCTTTATTCCTGTTTAATGCCTGACGAATTTGAGCCCCTAAATCTTTATCAAGACGAAATCTTATATCTATTTTTCTTCGTTCTCTTTGATATATTACACTTCTTCGGTTTTTTCTTTTTTTATGTTTCAAATATTGCTGTAATATTCTCTCTCTATTTTTTTGATACCATTGTCGTCCTTGTCTATTAATTCTTTTTTTATTTTTCTGATAATATTCTTTATTATACTCTCTACATTTTTCTTTATTTTTCTGATAATATTCTCTTCTCTTTTTTCGTTTATCTTCTTTGTTTTTGTAAGGCATAATACTTATAATTAAATGCCCCCTTAACCTGCTGGGTCTTGGGGGCATAAATAGCAAAACCCAGCAGGTATCATATTCTTTAATTATAAGGTTTTTCAAATAAGATGTCAAGGGCAATAGAGCTATTTTATTGCCCTTGACTTTTTTATTTAGGAGTCCCTCATTTTACGAATTATCACCTCAATTTCTTCACCTTCTCCTTTGATTTTCATAAAAAAGCGAATATGATCAATTAGAGCTCTAATTCCTTTTTCACTCTTGACAATTACACGATAGAGAAATTTTTCACCCTCCATTTCAACCTGTTTCAGTGTCATAGCGGGCCTCCTTAATCCCCCCGGGATTTTCTTATTTTGACAAAATTTCAGATGCTTTCCGAACTCCATATAGAATCAGGATTACCCCCAGAAATATATTCAATTCATAAAGTTCCAGGAGAAAAGCTAGACCATTCAGAGCCAGAAGAGAATAATATGCAAGATTTAAGGTTTTCATAAAATTAAGCTATTTTAACTTACTATGACCTTTATTTATCTTTGGAATTCTCATTTTGAGACGTCTCTTTTTCATTTTTTCTTTCTGATATCAATTCATTTATTAACTGGATTTTCCCCCTTAATTCCAATATTTCATTAGAAAGAGCATTCCGATTGCTATCTAATCTTTGAAATTGGTTTACTTTGAGTTCAAGTTGTCTTGTAAGCTCTTCTCTTCTTTTTTCTAGATTCATATTAATGAGTGAGTAAGAATACTATTAAACCAACCAAAATTGAGGAAAAAGCACCTAACACAAGTGTAAACAACCATGTGGGTCGCTGGTTCAAACATTTTTCAAGTCCTCGGACTATGGCTTTTAGATTTGAGATTTCTGTCTTAATCCATTTGATATCTGTTTGCATAATCCCACTCTCCTCATTCAGAACTCCCAAGTGTTCCCTCATTCTCTCCACTTCATCATTTAATCTCTTCCAATCTTTGGAATTTGGACAATTTGAATTATTCATTATCTAATTTTAGCAATACTTTCAACAGGGTCAAGTATTCTTTAATTTGGTTTCTAAAAATTCGACCTTTTTAATAAGTTCTCTAACTGCCTGAATAACAACTCCCAAAGATTGAACATGTTCGATTTCTTTCTTACCTTTGCCAGTTTTCTCTCCTTCTCTGGTGGCAAACATTTTCATTTCATCTGGAAATTGATTATCCTCAAAATAATGACGATAACCATATTCACCTTTTCTTTTTTTCGGATCTGTGATTTTTTTTAAAACATCGATAGCTGAATTGTTTGTAGGTAAAGCACAGCTACCCTCATATTTTCTCCAAACTTTATACCATTTTCTCCAAGAATAACCTAATTCAAAATATGCATCCCTAGCAGGCCAAATATCACCCAAATCGCATATATGGTATCCTCCATTACTTTTCCAACAGTCTTTTAAATTTGCTAAAGTACAAGAACTCAAATCTGAACAGGAGAACTTTTCAGCCGATGGCCAAGTAGACCTGCAATATCCACTTAAACAGAGAGTTCTTGCATAAAGATAATTTATATTAGTAATACTGTGACCTCCCATGCTGTAATTTCCATTTGCTGTTCCTAAGTCATTTAATTGACAGGAACTCAAGTTCGAACAAGAGAATCCAGCTTGACTATCCACATATGCTTTTGTTGCCGCATCCGTGCTATAAGAAGGAGTCCCGAGATTTTTAATCCTATTACCATGCATGTCCATTATGGTATCAATCTCTACCTCATTACCAATTACAGCCTTTGCATCTCCTCCTCTAGAAAAACCAATTGCACCACTACTTCCACTATTTATAAGAATATCGGAAACAGATTGATCACCTGTAATCAAAAGATCATAATTACTAGCATATAAATGAGCTGAAACTCTATTGGATGAATCTAAAAATCTTAACCAATTTCCAGCTTCCACAGAAGAAGCTCCTAGTTTACCAGAAAAATAAGCATCTCCAGTACTGCTGATAAAGAAACTTGTACTGCCACTCCTTCGTCCAAAAATTCCACTTTGATCAATTCGAACTCCTGAATAAGGCAAATTTCGACTATCCAAATCATTGGTAACAATTCCTTTAGTTATTTGATAATTAACATCTAGACCATAATAAGCTCGTTTAGCTCCAATCTTTTCATTGCTAGTGACAAATCTGTTGTTAGGATCCTGAATAATATCAGCAGAATTATCACTCGATTTTTGGAAAGCATCATTAGCCCTATCTCTTATTAAACTAGCAATAGTATCAACGATTGTAGCTCCTCCTAAAATAGTCCCTCCGAATGTCCCTGTAGCTGCGGTTAAATCCCCAGAAAAAGTGGCATTCCCTAAATTATCAACTGTAAATGTATTAGTTGGAACACCATTAATTTCTTTCTTAGCCAAAATTCCAGTTGGAGAAATCCAAAGACCATTGTTAGCATCAGTTGCGATTTTTAATGCTCCTGATTCAGTAAAAGTAAATTCACCTTTGATATATCTAGCAGAGGTATCTAATCTATCATTAATCAAATCAGTTGTTAAATTATTGGAACTATCTAATGCATCCCAGGCTCTAGTCGATCCTTCCCATTGGTAATCGGGAACCACTGCAAGTTGTTTTGGATTCTGAATTGCCGAACCATCAGTATTTTCATTTTTAGCTCCAGTGCTTATTAATATCTGCCCCTCCGGATTCAGATATAATTCATACCAAGTACCTTCAGTAATAGGATAGGGTAGAGCATCAAAATATAAAGTTCTGATATTTGCTTTGAAATCAGTTACAGTTCTTGTAAGTCCCATATTATCACCTGAGAGTATTTTTAATTCATAACCATTCCAGAAATCATCTGTTTCATTCAAAGCATTATCTCTTAAACTAGTAGAAGAACCTGCAGTTGCTTGAACTCCTCTCTTACTTAATTTAGTAGTTTTTCTTAAGACTAGTTTATATATCTCATAAGAACAAGATTCATCAGTTGTATTGAATGGGTCATGTCCTTCAACAATTATCTCATGTTCATAATTCTGAGCGATAATATGTTTTTCTGGCTTTGAACCTGGGTTCACCCAGAGGACATAACCCTTCCATTGGTCTTTTTTCCAATCAGCACCAGTGTCCACCAAACTATTTTCTCCTGCTTTTACTGAACCTGTTCCACTTGCTTCTGGAGAAGAGGGAGTATCTTTGTCTTTTCCGCACCAAACATTCTTTTCATCCAAATAAAGATAATAAGTAGTATCAGAATCCATAGTTCCAGTACTTCCAGATTCTATCACTCTATCAACTCCATTCGGTAACTGAAAAGTCCCACCTGTCCAATTTATTTCCTCATTTGAAGGAGCAGTAAATTTAATATCTTCAGTTATCCAGTGCAAAGCACCAGGTTCTAATCTTGAGGCATCAATTCTGGTCATAATATCTCCAAACCAAATTAACTGCCTGTCAATATATTCCCTATCAGTTTCTACTTGGGTGCTTAAATCGGGTCTTGGTTTTGATAATTCTAAGACTGCTTCATTGGGAGTTAAAATAATTTTTTGAATAACTAAAATATCATCTGGATACAAATCGGTGCCCTTTTTAGTATCTCTAATATTAACAGTTTGTCCCAGTTTAAAGCTCAAAATATCATAATTGGCATCTGAAACGGTGATAGTAAGTTCGGATTTAACATCTTTTGCTTCATTCAATCTGGCTTTAGCCAATAAATCAGCCTGAGTATAAGTAGAAACTTTGGAATCGGTTATTCTGTCAGCAATCCTGTCATATAATTTCTGAGAATCAGTATCTTTAGCAGTCGTCAGCACTTTCTCCCCAGTTCTTCCCTGCTCATTCCAGAAATAGACAGTATTGATTAAACCTTCAGTATTCTTCCTTAAAGATAAATTATCAATGTGCTTATTTATTTGCAAAGTATGGTCAGCACTAGCCGAAAGCTTTTTAAGATAGAATTTTCCATCATCTCCTAAGTAATAATACCAGTAGTTAGCTGCAGCTTGATTTTTAGGTAAGAATTTTCCGATTTCCTTAATCGCTTCGAGATGTTTCATCGTGAAATATCTATAAGGAATGTTCCCGGCTGAAGAGGTATCCTCTACATAATTAGAATCACCTCCCGCACCTGTCTCATCTGGAAAATAAGTAGTGGGTTCTATCATACAGGGGTCATAATCTCCATAAGTATCGTTTATACTAGAACGATAATTATCTAAGATTTTTTTGATATGAGTATGGATAGGAACATTCTCCACCTCGAAAGCTAAATATTCACCCGTTTGTTGAAGAAAATCATTCTGAAGTTTTGAAATAGCACCTAAGCAAGTAATAGAAGTTCTTTCCTCGCCAGCTTCAATACTTGGGTCTATAGAAGTAATATATCCATGATAAACTAGAACTGGGTTCTTACTCCATTTATTTCTAAAATATATTCTTATTTTACTATTTAGAGTAATATCCTCAGCCAAATCATCAATCTTATTGGTCAGAATCAGATTAACAGCACCAGACCCTCTATATAAAGTCTTCTCGATAGAAATTTCATCAGTGGCTTCGGTTAAAACCCTTTGATATTTATTGTTTCTATCATAAAGTTTTGTAATAATTTTTTTCGTTGGAGTTGTACTTTTACTGCTAGAACTTGAAGAGATGCTATGAGAGGAAAAACTTGAGGAACTTTTAGAAAGGGACGAAGAAGATATAGAGATACTCGAAAGAGAACTGGATGAGCTTGAGGAGAGAGAAAAACTAAAGGAAGAAGAAGAAAGACTAGAAGAACAAGAACTAAAAGAGGATGAACTGAAAGAAAAAGAACTTGAACTCCATGAAGAACTACATGAACTGGAAGAACTGGAAGAGAAACTAAAAGAGGAACTACTAAAAGAGATTGAGGAGGAACTTGATTTTGATGAGCATGAGGAACTCAAACTTGACAAACTTGAACTACTACTAGATGAACTAACAGACTCACTTGAAGAACTAAAAGATTTCGAACTAGCAGAATATGAAAAACTGCTACTGCAAGAACTGGAAAAACTTAAAGAGGAAGAGGAAAAACTCGAGGAACTGCTGGAAACAGATTGAGAACTGGAACTCGAAAAACTTGAAATAGAAGAACTTGAGGAAGAACTAGAAAAACTGCTACTTATGCTTGAAGAAGAAGTACTTACTGAAGCTCCTGGAATATAACAAGCTGTCCAAGTAAAATCTGAACTATATTCGGGACTCCAGGTAATTCCTCCATCTGATGAATAGGCTCGATATCCCAATATGCCTTGGTAAGTGGTTTCGGTGAGAGGAGGTAAAGACGAATCTCTGCTATTATTGGCTTGGATATGCCATCTATTCGTATGAGTCGTATTTGGTGACTTGAATACTATTCTGTAGGTATCATTCTTATTTAATTGTAATTCCGAGAAACTTACATATTTCCAAGAATAGTTATATTTAGCAAGTTGAGGAGCATCGGATTTATCACATAAAATCCCACTCCTTAAAACATTCTCATTATGGTCTCTAATTTCATAATAGAGATGGTCTTCTGGGGGAGCAGAAGATTCATAATTAGTTGATACTCGAACCGCAATTGAATTTATTACTCGGTAAAAAGATTCTGTTTGAAATATCTGACTGTGTGTCCAATTTTGAGAGATATATGCCCAATTATCACCATAGGGTTGACCTTCATAGGTTCCATCTGAATATTCTATTGCATAAATCCCCTGATGGTCGGGAAAATACCAGTTCCAACTTCCCTCCTTGTAATGTTTATAGCATTGTTGAGAATCGGCAGTATTTCCCTTTGGAATCATCAAATTATTCGGTTTAATAGTTAACCAGGCAGCATAATCTGTTTCGCTAACAGCCCCATCATGATATTCAATTACTATGTAATAAATATTGCCTGCAGTTAATTGGGCATCTAGAGGAACCCACCACCAACCTATTTCTGTGAATTGTATTAAATCAGAAGCCAGCCATGTTCCATCAGGATTACCCGCACCATCATCAGCCTGAATTCCCAGACGATATGTGGGATGAAAATCACCTTCAACTTTTTCTATATAAACATAAGCCTTGGAAACCTGGCCTGAATTCTGAGCTGTAAATCTAAATGCCCATTTTTGATCTGTATATTTTAGGGAAGTGTAATAATCTGCATCCACTCTAAAAAGATTGGAATTTGGATATTCATTACAACTTGCACTACTTGAGCTAAATGAGGAAGAAGAGAAAGAACTTGAAGAAGAGCTTGTACTTTCCAAAGTACATCTGAAAGACAAATCTCTACTACCATCTGCATACCAAGTACTACCACTATCATTGGAATAACAATATCGACTATTGATATTAAAATATGTCTGAGCTTCAGCAGAATCGCCTCCTGGAGTATAATTTCTCCTGATAATATAGTAATCTGTAGAATCTGAATTAGGAGAATTAACAACAAATCTATAAGTGGTATTTGCTTTAAGAATTAAATTGCTAGATAAAGTAGCATCATACCAAGCATAATTCTCGGTTACAGTTGTAGCAGTTACAAGAGTTCCATTTCTTAGAATATTTTCTTCGTCATCTCTTATTTCATAATATAAATCATCTGCTGGATTACTTGCTGTTGATTTTTTGATATAAGCTCCGAAAGTACTAATTTCCGTACCAAAACCAGTTTCTGTTGTATGAAATTGACCTTTCCAATAACTGCCATTTATCCCAATTGAACTAGTACGATCATAAGGAAAACCTTCTGAACTCCCATCAGAGAATTTTAAAACAAAACAAGGACTAGCATTGCTATATTCATTCCAACTACTAGTCCCATCGGAATAATAGAGAACTTTTTGTTGAGTATCCGAGGAATCACAATCATAAGGAATAGTTGTATGACCTGGTCCTACATATCTCAAGGTCGCATAATTATTATCATCAATAGTTCCAGAGAAATATGCAATCACTACATGATAAACATCTCCTTTTGTAATTCCTATATTGGGTATGCTTACTTCTAACCAATCATCATCTGGAAGCTGCGTAGTAGAAGAAGCTAAAAGAGTATTTGGTTCTCCACCGCTATCATCCCAAATCCCTACCTCATAAGTAGGAGAAGTTCCTTTTAGATTATAAGTGCTAATAAAAATAGAAGAAACCTCTTTTGAATTTTGAGCAGTAAATCTAAAAGATCTCTTTGGAAAAGAGGCATTAAGATTTCCATAATAACCTGAATCAACAATCCAATTATTTTTGGGATTATAAGGCATTATAAATAAGTGGGCCAATATTCAATAGCTAAGTCTATATTGAATGCATCGGCCATGATTTCTATCTTTAAATTATTTGTATTTGGACATAATTCAAAAAATACTCCTGTGAAATCTTGATCAGCACCATTCAACTTAACGGTCTCATCAATTGAATTTATTACCAAAGTGTCCTTATTGCTGGTATTGAAATCAGCTTCAACCTGAATCCAATCTCCAGTGGAAGTATTAGTCAGTTTAAACACTGTCATATTCGTTTCAGAATTCACAGTCATTGTTATTATTGGTTTTGCATTATAAGTTCCAGTAATCGAGAAAGTCTTCGTGGTATTAGAAGTTATGTTCCTCCAACTATTAGAAGTATCAGAAGTAGTCGCTTTTCCGAATGGCTCACACAAAAATTCAATTGTAAATGGTAACTGAGTTATATTCCAAAATTCCTCTGGGATATCTATAGCCTGAACGGTTGCTGTGAAGCGAATAGTGCCCGAGTCGTCAGTTATATCAAGATTGCCCTCTTTAGCCCTCAGAGCGTCCATAAACTCGTCTCTGAGCGTTCTGAGATGGGTTTCAGAGTCAGAAATAAGCCAACCAGAAGCAGTTATTATTTTTTGGGAATATCTTATATTTTTTATATCAAAAGAATCCCTGACAGATTGCTGTCTTAAATTAATTACTTTATCTGGAAGTTGCCTGTAATGAATATCTCTGGTAAGTCTCTGTTTTTCTTTGTTTGAGGTATCTTGCAGGCTATAAGCATTAAATGAAATATTTTTTATACTAGACATAATTTTGAACCTGGGTTCTTATCCACCAAGTTTAGTCCATCTTTGCCTCTGACCAAGAACCTGACTAACTTGTCTGGCTATTTCCCTTATATCATTGTCATTTCTGACAGTATTGTACATGTTAATTGTGACATTTTCTCCGCCTCTAGTTTCCCCCGCTGGAATTATTCTTTCTCCTCCGTGAGCTATTATTGGAACTGCTTGACCTCTAATCCCTGGAACTATACCACCGAACTGAAACGGCGAAAATCCAAGTTGCGACCATAAGAGACTTGAGACTATTTTTTGCCAAGTTCCTCCACCCTTCTTTACACCTCTTGAAGCTTCTTCTAATTCCCTTCTGCCCATTCCTTCCCAAGGGAGAGGCCCTAATTCAGGTATAGTTCTTATCCATCCCATTCCTCGAATTCTACTGATTCTTGCTATAGTTCTGTTGACTAAAGAAATCAAGTTATTCAATTTATCCCTGAACCAAGTAACAAATTTGGTTATAGGATCATATAATGCATCAGTAAGTGCTTCTCCTAATACTGTAGTTAAGCCCATTAGTGCAGCATGAAAAGTCTCAAGAATAAATTTTCCCAAATTCCAAACATTTTTTCCGATTTCACTGAATAACGCAGTCCAAAAAACTGGATCTAACAAATATTTGATAAAATTATCCCAACACCATTTACCGATTTTCTCGAAGGTAAGGCCCAACTCTCTCCAAAAAAACTCCCAAAATACAGGATCGGTTAAATCTTTTTGCCAACCTTTTAACCAATCTTTCCATTTCTCCCAAGCATTCTTCATTTTTTCAGTTTGAGCATCAACTGCTTCCCCCAAATTTTCTAAATTGTCCATTAAATTCTTAAAAATCCCTCCTTCTTCTTTTCCTTGTTTTTCTCTATCTGCTAAATACCTCTCCCAATCTTCATTTTCTCTTCTTAATCTCTTTTCCAAATCCTTAATTGTCATCTGATTTGCCCACAAACCTTTACTTCTTTCTCTTTCTAAATCTTCCATAATATCCTCAACTGCTCTTTCATGAGCCACTCTTCTATCTTCATCTATTCCCATTCCATCTTCTTGAGTTTCCGCCAGACCTTTAAATCCACTCTTGATATCAGCAATTCTTTTTTTGATATTATCCATGCTCTTTGCCATCTTGTCCCAGACTCCAGTATATTTCAAAACCAGATAAGTCCCAGCAGTTAAAACAGCACTAATTCCCAAAGCAGCCAAAGCTAATTTTGAAAAGGAAAAAGCAGCCACACCTACTATAGCACTCAGTCCTTTAAGAATATTAAAAAAAGAAATTAAGATACCTATTCCGAAAGAAATTTTGCCTATTAAGGTAGTAATAGCAATGCCCAGAATAGTAATTAATGCCACGGTGGTGTTTATTTTAGGCACTAAATCCAGAACTATTTCAGTTATTTTCCTGAGAGCATTAGCAACCACCCCCAGAACAGGAGCTAAAGCTTCTCCATAAACATTTTTCAAAAGTTGAATTGAAGTTCTCAATTTGTTCAAAGTAGCTCTTAAAGTTTCTTCTTCTATTTCATGATAGCCAACTGTATAAGCATATTTTTCCTCAATAGTTTTTAAAATTGCCAATGCTTTCTGCTTTTTTGAGAGTTGGTTTATTGTAAGTCCAAGCTCTTTTTTCAACCGCCTATCAGTCTCATTCCAGAGCATAAGAGCGGTAGTGTTGCCAGCAGCAATTGAAGTTCCCTTTAAAATTCTTTCTGACAGAGCCGTCAATGCCTTGGTCATATCGTCCATTTCACTTGTGGTCAGAAAAGCTACATCCAGAAATCTATAAATGAATTTTCTTGCTTCTGGAAAACCTAAACCAGTAATATATAAATTCTTAACTGCATTTGCCGCATCTGTTAAAGGCATCAAGCCTTTCAAAGCCAGTTCCTGAGCAAGTTTCGTTGCTTCTTCAGTATCTCTTCCATATGCCGCTGCTGCCACTTCAATTGATAAAAATGATTCCTGTAATTCAGCTGCAACATCAATACTTTCTTTTACTACTCTTCTCCATTGTCTACTGATCTTACTAAAAATATTTCCTAAATATCTAAAATGCCAAGCAATAAAGGTTAATTGATAACCTATTCCCTTGGCGACTTTTTTCGTACCAGTTTCCAATCTGTTTATATGATTATATGCATCTTTGAAAGAAGTACTCCAATTTTGAGCAAACCTAGTAGCTACTTTAGCAGTTTTATCTTGAGCTTTGGAAAGAGAGTTAAAAGTCTTACTAGTCTTCATGAGAGACTTCGAAACTCCTTGACTGGATTTTTTGGTTTGTTTCCCAAGATTCGCAAGATTTTTAATCAGCTTTTCCTTTTCTTCTTTCCCCTTAACACTTAATTGAATTGTTACTTTAATTTCCTCTGGCATATTTTCCAGAAAATCTCTTTTGTTTAGCCATTGCCTTTCTTTGAGCTCTCTTCTCTTCCTCAGCTTCCAAATTGATAAAACTTAGAAAATGACTAATTTTTTCCCAAGATTGATTACTCAAATCAGAAGGAAGGCAAGAAAACTTTTTACATAATTGATACTCAATCCATTCAAAAGGCACTTCAGAGATGGTTTTTCCCTGAAGTGCTACTATTACTTTTTTGAGGTTTTCTCGTTTTTTTTTAAGTTCTTCTCTAAAATCTCATTGGCTTTATCCATCATTATTTTCAGGTCTTGAAGAGGAAACTGATTCAGGGTCTTTTCGTTAACCTCTAATTCTTTCCCTTCTTTATCAACAAAATTCCAGCTCTTGATTATATGTTGCAAGACTAGAATCCCCCTATCAAAATCATCTTTAGCTTTGCCAATTTGTTTCATCTGACCAAAAAGCAAACCATCATACATTTCAATCTTGCTTTTTGGAAAAGATGGAAGAGTTAACTCAAAAACTCCACGAATATCTTTTAGTTCTACATTTGTCATGGTTTTTAACTAACCTTCAACTTAGATTCTATGGTTGGGACCAAGAACTTGAACTCGAACTTGAGGGAGATACTGAACTGGATGAAGATTCACTAGAAGAACAAGAAGAACTAGATAAGGATGTAATATAAGTTTCCCCTTCATAGTGGTCTTCGGTATTTCTAACTTCTATTTCTATGCTTCCGAAATCTGGGTCATAATCTACAACAAAAGTTGGATTTTCAGTAACAAATCCTTCTGGAGAAGTATCTATTCCTCTATCAGTTAAATGGAAACTTGGGATTTTAATTCGAATTTCTTCCCTTGAGCTGTTACCTATTTCCTCACCTATGAAAGAAACTATCATCGCTCTGTGAGTTTGGTTTTCATGAGCTGCCTGCTCTGTTGTATCCTCGAAGAAAAGAGTGTAATCTCCACCTATCTCAAGTTGCCCCATTGAAATTTGGGCTGGAGAAGTAGAACCCGAAACATACTGTGCCTCGGCATTATTGTTAATTGTAAGTGTAAAAGCAGTAAGTTTTTTGGGAGTACTCTTTGCAGCCGAACTCAAAGTATCTCCGAAATAGATATTTGCATCCTTAAAAGCCAATACATTCTCCTCGGTTATGTCTAAAGTTCCAGCACCAGCTACAGGTTTTTTGCTTAATATCCCAGCAGTCAATTCAACCCAACCATCGCTAAAACTAATCTCAGCGGTATTTACCGTACCGTAATGATATTTTCGAATATTTTCTCCACCTGTAGTTTTCTCAGCCGTATCATAAACATTTAAGCAAAGAGTTCTCGGTGGATTTGAAGCTTTACGAGTAAATTTATGAAGATAGACATTACTCTCTTGCTGAACTCCTGTAACTGTTCCAGTCCCCAAGGCTGGAAATAATAAATAAGGGGCATTCTTCGCATCCAAAAGGATAGTAATATCTCCTTCACCTCTCTCTCTCGCAACTACCGAACCCCAAGCTCTCTCTCTGATTCCCTTAGCTGCTTCATCATCTAAAACTTCTACTACGTTATGAAGGCTTTGTGAAGTATACGGAAGATACTTTTTGGGAGTATCGCCCCCCGTTCCTGCAGAAGTTTCAAGATTAACTCCTACCCAACCACGTCTTCCAATTGAAACACTCATAATTGAAATTCTTTTTATTTAGGCTTACGACCTTTACTTGGGATCTCTTTAATTTCTGGATTGCAATTAATTGTAAAAAAATTGAAAGAATTACAATTTGGACATTTAACTACTATATTCACTTTATTTCCTTCTAAATAATATCTGAAAAGTAATTGATTACAATCTCGATTTTTTTTATTTTTGCCTTTACATCGAAAATCTCTTTTTTTTTCCATATTATGGTCTATTTTGAATTCTAATAACTTCTAATCTCAAAGTACTCTCTTTAGTCACAAATTGTTCACCCAATTCCGTAGTCCTGGCTCTCATTCCATATTCTATACTGCCAGCATTCCTAATATACCAATTCTTATCTAATCTAAGATTATTTCTAAGTATATACAAAATAGTCTTTGGTCTCAGATTGCCAGAACTATCTTTTCCTTCCATAATTTCAGTCAGGTATCTGCTTCCTATTATTTCTTTCTTAAATTTTTTGAGTTCAATCCTGGCATCGATAATTACTAAAACATCTATTGTAAAAGTATATTGGTCTCTCTGATTATCAAGAATATCTATGCTGGTAGATATAGGTGCTACACATAAAGCGGGCAATTCTGAAGTAGGAACCAATCCAGGTTCATCTATAAAATAATCTTTAAATGTATCTCCTAACGAATCTTTTATTAAATCTCTGATTTTTTCACAACTCGAAAACATACTACTTAAAATCTTTTTTAATTTGTTCTCTTATCCAATCCTGAAAAATTCTCCTAATTCCTGATTTTTGTCTCTTCTGAAATTTTAAAAGTATCCTTTTGGGCATCCGACTAGTTCCCTTCTGATGATACATTGCATAAGAAACAGGATTATAGACTTCCACCCAGCCACTGTTCCTGCTTATCTCGGGTCCTCGTATATAAAAACTTCTTTTTAATCTTCCTGTTCTTACCATCATGGGATAGACAAATCCTACTTCCTTCAATTTAATTCTTTTTGTTATATCTTTTAAATCAGGCCAGCCTCCAGATTGCATCTTTTCACCTCTTTGAGCAAAATTTTCAATTGCCTCTCTTCTCATGAACTCTGCTGATTTCACAAGAGGTGTTTTAAGGTCTCCTAAACTATCACTAAACCTTTGAAATTGCACCCTTAATTTATCATCTCCTTCTATTTTTATTTTAATATCAGGATAAGTCATTAAGAAGTTGGTAAATCTGGATCTTTAAATACAATTGAAGGTTCGTCTCCAATATTGAATAATTCTCCTTTATCGGCAGCTTGTTCATAAACATTACTTCCCGAAACAAATCTAATACTTCCCTGAGTTCCTATAACATTGCCATCATCATCCACTAATTTCAAAGTCCCATCCACTATTTTATTAATCAGACTCCAAGCCTTTTCTATCATTCTCTGACCAGATTTCGATATTTCAATATCTGCTTCCATTCCATATTCCTTAGCTATCAAATTACCAGCAGATAACAATTCTACAATCTGTTTTCCTAATTTGGGTTTGGGACTTAAGGGCAAACTATACACCCCAGCAATTGCAGATTCAAACTCATTTTCCGCCAAATCTCTAAAATCTGAAATACTTTCATCTGATATCCCATAAGCTTCTTCAAAACCAGCCTGTTTTCTTATGGAATCTATAGAAGTATAATGGTCAGATTCCGCTGCTTGAGTAGCAACAGCATCATCTTTACTAGTCTCTTCATTATCTATTGTACTATAATAAGTAGCTTTATACCAACTTGAAGAAGTCCCACTTACATCCTCGTAAAAAGTCCCATCTGGCCTATCAACTTCAATGTCTTTGGTTCCCAGAAGAGAATATTGTCCAGTCTTTGAAGTTGCACGGTAGAATCTTCTCTGATTATACAAAATCTTTTGAATTTGAGTATCTTTGGAATGAGCAAATCCCAAACTGCTATTCAACTCGATGGTATTATTGGATATTCCATCAGTCTTAATTTGTTTTAATTCAGTTTTCTCATCACCCAACCTACCAATTACAATATAATCTTCCTCTCCGCTGGTATCAGAAAATCCTTGTGAATTAACCACAGTAATTGAAGAACTGCCAGCATTCACATCTGAAGCAAGATAAGTAAGTTCACTTAAAACACTAGATTCTGTTGGAGCTTGGAGTATTTGCAAAATAGTTCTTTTGTCACTATGAGTAGTTGGACTTTATTTCATCTTCTTTTTAGATGAAACTGGCACAAAGCGATGCCACATAATAAATTAACTTATTAATTCAATATAAAATCTAAATCAGTTAAGGTCAAGTGTTCAACCTAATTCTTCCAGGTTTTGTAAATAATTTAGCCTTTTCTTCTTTAGTCATTAATCTTATCCTTTTTTCCTGAGTAGAAAGTCTGGTTCTATCTATTTGAGCACAATATTTTGATACTAAAATCGTTCTTCCTTCTTTAGTAGAAAGTTCTGTTCTTCCTTTTGGAAGACGAAAAATCGGAATATAGCCATCATACCGAACATTTTTATCTGAATATGTATGATAAGCAGAACTATATTTGATATATCTTTCAGAATTAGAATTTGACATTTTACTTAAACTCTTTTAAAAGCTCATCTATTTCCGCCAATCTTTTCTGAAAACCCTGCTTCAACATTTCTAATTGTTCTTTTCTATATCTTCGCTTTCTTTCAGTAGTTTCTATGACTTCTATAGTTTTGTCATCAATTTTTGTAATTTTTTTTGCCATATTTCTTAATCTATTATTGTTTATTGACCTTTTATTCTGTTGCCTCCCCCAATTTATTGCTCACATAATTAAAATTCATAGCAGTTAAGTGAGCAACATCTTCCAATGTATCATTTGCGTTGCCGCCAATTCTTTCAAGTTTTAGGATTAAGAGCAAATCGGTATCTGAAATATCAGCAGCGGGAATTGTGAAACTTGTTTTAACCAAACCCTCTGCAGTTGAGCTTGAACCAGCTATTTCTTGTAATGTGTCATCTGCTGCTGCGTCTATTGCTTCATCTTCGCTTCTTAATAAATAACTCGTTTCCCAGACGCAGTTTGCGGAAGTTGAAGGACTTGCCCATCCTATGTCAACAACAACATCTTCTGTTCTGTCAATATCAAGAGGCAGAGGCATCTCTAAAATAACAGTTTCAGTAGTTCCGTCGGAAAACTCCCACGCCCCCGCAATTCCTAAATCAACCCAAGAAGCAGGATGAGTTGCTGGAGGTTTAATTGAGCCAATAGCTATCTCAATATTTTTTCTAACTTTCGCCGTTCCGTGAAGGGAGAGCTCGCCGTCTGCCGCTATTTGAAGATAATTTGTAGTTCCGCCATCGCCAAAATAATGGTTTCCGTCTTTATCTATTACATATCTGAGTATTCCCTGAACTGTTGTCCAGTTTGGAGAAGTGAGAAACTCGTGCGAGGTTGGGGCATTTCCATATCCTCCTCCCCACATGAAATGGACTTCGTCCATCAGAGCCGCTATGTTTATAAGATTTATATCTTCCTCGCCAGCCACAGGATGCGGCACAGAAATCCCGCCAAGCTGAAGTCCAAACCCAGTATCATACATTCCCAGACGCAGTTGAGTAAGAGCGCCTGTTTGTCCTCCAAGAAGTTGTAAAGGAACATCACCTTGACTTCCAGCAGTGCCAAATGCCGCTGTGCCTGTTGTTTTCAGGTCAGTGTCACCAAAATCAGCTAATCCCGGTGTGTTCCAACTTAAAATAATATCTGAACCATCATTGGCATATAACTCCCTTGATGACCAGTTAAGAGACAAAGCATCTGAACCGTCTGTTAATAACAGGTTTTCCCAGTCAAGTCTCTGTAAGCCAGAGCTGTCTGCTAATTGTCTATTTCCCCAATCAACACTGAGATAGTCTGAATCATCTTTAAGATAAAGACTTCCCCAGTCAACAACATGATAACCCGAATAACCATAAAGGTATTTCCACTGCCAGCTGACATTTATATCCCCTGATGTATCCTTTAACTGCCTATTGTTTAAATCAACTGAAATCCTATCGCTTGAATCAAGAAGCCCGCTGTCAAACCTTCCTGTGCCTGTGGTTATAAGGTTGCCTGACCCCATATTCAAAGAAGCATTGTTTGGGAAAGTAATTAAACCACTTTCTACCAGCAAATCTACCTGACCAAAACCAATTGCCAAACTCTCCGCTGTATTGTTTGTAAAACCTAATCCAAAGCCAAGGGCGTTATCTGCTGTAGCATTGACATCCTGACCCATTGCGATTGCCCCCAATCCCAAAGCTTTTAGAGTGTGTCCCGATGAGACATAACCCAGAGCGATTGCCCCTTTATGACCTACTTCACTTCCAGCAACCAAATAAAAATCATCGTGGTCTTCGCTATATCCAGAAGCAAAAGCACCCTGCCCTTCCGCAAGAACTTTACCACCAAAAGCAGTTGCGGACTGAGCTGTTGCTTTTGACTGCCAACCCCAAGCGGTTGCATATGGTGCTTCCGCAGATGAGGAAGCTCCCCAAGCTGCTGCGTAATTCGCTGTTGCTCTCCCTTGTCCCGCAGCAAAAGATCTATTTCCAGAAGCAGTTGAGTCTCCAAGTGCGGTTGAACTCGCCCCTCCTGCCGTGCTTGTCCCCGTTGCAAAGCTATTTTCTGCTGATGCTATCGCACCCGAACCTACAGCCATTGCATAATCCCCGCTTACATCTGATGTCCCAAATGACACACAGAGAGCTCCAGTTGCTATCGCATCTGGCATCTTGAAAACACTCCCAATTACCGTATTTCCTGTCACTATATCTCCTGTCACTGTATCTCCTGTTATCGCCCCGTCTTCTAACAAAATCTCATCCTTGTTAATAATAAATCTTGCCCCTACATTTAGGAACTTAAATGTATCACCAACCGACAGACCTTCAACACTGTTAAGCTCTATAACATCATTATCTCCTGCGTCTATAGCACTCACAACGGTAAATCTATTTCCTGCTTCAGCTCCTGTCAGCATTTCTATTTCTCCTCTAAAACTATCAGGAATGACACTTGGTATTACATTTGTAGTCTGAAAGTAATTTTCAAATGGAAGTGCTAAAATCTCATAAGCATCGCTATCTGTTAGAGGAGAGCTTATTTCTATTGTTGAGATGTCCCCAAATGTCCCTGTGCCTGTGGTGGTAAAATTGCCTGAACCTAAATCTATACTATCGTTAGCAGTGTGGGGGGTTAGAGTGCTATCTGACCTGTCCCAGAGAACTTCTTGTTTTCCATTAAATGAATTCCAATCCGCAGATGATAAATAACCATCAGTAGTACTATTAGCTTTTTGAATCGAAGCAACATTTGAAGTCAAATCCAAAGGGGCTGTCCAAGAATCTACTCTCTTGGAATAAGCATCATTCCAATTTGAATCATTTATATTAGAACCAGAGATAATTCCAGAAGCAGATATTGCACCAACAACTTCCAAAGCAACATTCGGGGTTTCTGTTCCAATACCAACTCGACCTAATGAGTCTACTATCAGGCTTTTTACAGGAGCGGAAGAATCCGCAGCAATTATCCTATGAAGCAAAGCATGGTCTGGAGCATTAAGTTTATCTGAAGCTTTGGGTTGAGATATAGCCATAGTAAAGATTAAATAAAAATGGGCATTTAAGAGCCCATTTCTGGATGGAAGAAGAGATTCCCTAAGAGAAACTTCCACCCAGTGGGTGATTCTTCCACCCAAAAATAAGCTCTAAATGGAAATCTCTTTTTTTTCTTATATTAAATCTAGTTATCTAGTGGGTCAACCTTTCTAATTTTTCTTCAAGCCATTTCACTTTCATAAAATTTCTCAAATCAAGTTTACTTAAATAACAATATTTTAAAAATTCATTAAGAATCGTTTCTCTAGATTCCAAAGCTCTTCTTTCATGTAATTTGCCTAATTCGTTATCCTTGAAGTAGCCACTCATAGGCACCATAAGTCCAGTATACCAATTCTTATCAAACCATTTTCCATGCACAACTGCTATCCTTTCTTCTGTTTCACTTAATAATACTCCATTCTTTTTTATTATTCTGGTATTAGGTTTGACCCCAAAGTGATGAATCTGGGAAAAAAGATAAGGAGGCATGCAAATCATTTTTTCAGTTTTCCTCATCTTAATCCCTAAAATATTTAGATATAAAAAATCATCAAAACTATCTACTCGCTTAGATTTATAAAGGGCACTAAACCAATCTAAATCTTGTGGACTCAAAAAAATAGGAGCAGTAGTATGAATTAAATAATGAGGATATTCCTCAACTCCCAAATCACATTTATAAATCTCTTGATGTTTTTTAGTAAATGAAATGTGCATCCCATTACTTCCAACAATTATCAATCCTTTGGAAGCAGCTAAAAAAAATCTTGCTACATCATTAACAAAGAACATATCGGCATCTAACAAGCATACAGCATCATACTCTTTTCCAATTTCATAAGCTATCCGAAATCTTTCAATAGCGGTTCCTTGGACTTGATGATTTATCCTTGGTTTAAATATTCGAATATTAAAACTAAAAGTTTCCTGAGCTTTCTTTAAATAATCTTCAGGAATATCAAAAGAAACCAGAAGGAAATCTTCCTTATGGCTATGAACCTCCAAACTATTCAATAAAGCATTCAAACCAGCTAAATAACTTTTAGAAGCTCCTGTTAAAAATGCAAATTTACTCTTTTTCATAGAATTGCTTCTTCAAATAATCTTTATATTGAAAATCTTTTTTAGTTTTAGACTTCCATCTCAACCAATCTTCAAATTGTCTTTTATTCGACTTCCATTTTAACCAATTCTCATATTGTCCTTTTTTCCGACTCCTGCTGTCGCCGATATGAATACAGACTCCATTTTTTTTTTAATTAAGAACAGCTGTCTTAAAACCCTTAAAAGCGACAGAGAATCGACGTTCGCACTCCATACTCTGAAAATCTCCTGCATCTTTACGAAGTTTAAGTAGAGTGCTCCTTCTGATTATATGAGGATTATGGGTCCAATGTCCACCTGTGATGAAACCTCTCTTAATTTTCTCTAAATATCTTACATTAGTCTGACCATCACCCTTTTTTCTTAATCTCACCATGCCAACTTCAGGATGATTATCTAAAATTTCTATAGCGTCCTGAACCCAATTTCCTTTTTCTAAAAATAACCAGTCATCCTCGCACTCTAAAACATACTCCCCTTTTATTTTATTTAATAAGAAGGCTCTGCCTTCCCCAATAGTTTTATCATGATTGTAAATTATCATTTCCCAATAGGGATAGGTTAGAGTTTCAAGCAAGGAGGAAATAGTGGTTTCAAGAAGTTCATATCGATTAGAGGATAGAATTAAAATAGTTAAAAGTTTCATTTTAAATTTTTTAAGAATTCTTTCACTTGTCCTTTCTTAAAATTATTGATATCTATTTTTGGAATACTCTTTCTAGTATAAGTTTTTAAAGGATGTAGCTTTTCAAGATATAACAATCTTTCGGGCATCACAGATAAAGCTACCACAAATGGCCCTGAAGCAACTGTGATAGCAGCAAAACTATGTTGGATTAAACCAATTAAACTGGAAATCTTAGCTTGACAACCCCTGACTGAATTATCAATAAAGTCATATTTTTTATTTTTAGGATTGTGCCAACAATGTTCAAAATGAACTTCAATCGGAATCTTTCCAAATTCCTTGATTTCTTGCCATATTTGTTTTGCAATTTCTTCAGGACAATTTACTGAATTTGGCAAAGCTGTTCCCATGAAATGACAAGCTACAAAAGGACTTTCGAATTTTGGTAAATCTATAACTTCTAGATTTGGAGGTTCAATTCCCATTTCTTCTCTACAACACTTTTCTAATTTTGTTTCTTCCGAACCTTCAGCCATGGGAAAATTCAAACTAAATATCAAATCATAATCCTGAGAATCTTTATTTTTTTCATCACCCCATATTTCTTCTTGCCCACTTTCAACATACAGATGAAAATCAATTTTTGGATAATCTTTTTTCAGTTTCTCATAAGCACCCAACCACATTAAAAGGTCTCCAAATCCATGGCCCCAGCGAATTAACACTTTTTGGCCATCTTTTAAATAATCGGTTAATTTTCGAGTTTTAAAATCATCAATCATTTTTTTCTTTTTCTTTCTCTTTTAAGATTTCCTCACGACTTGCTATGATATAGGGAACTGATTTATATCCCAATTCTTTTGCTGCCAAAAATCTATGTCCTCCTTCTATCCCTCTAAATTTAAATTTTCCCCTTTCGCAAGATTGACAAATTAAGGGTTGTCTAATTCCCAATTTTTGAATTTTCTTTTTTAATCTATCAACTTTTGTTCTCAATATGTCATCCCATTCATTTCGAAGTTTTCCTCCTTTAGGAGCTGGAATCCTATCCAAATTTATAAAATGAACCTCTTTACCTCTAAAACATTGTCGAGTATCTCTCTTATCTCGGGAACAACGAAAGAAAGAATAAGCTTCTTTTGGACCTCTTTTATTCCCGCTCTTGCCTAAGTACTTATAATCATGAAAAGAAGTATTATCTCTTACTTCTTCAAATTGTTTTTTTACATCATGAAATGAATTAGTTTCGAAATACAAAACTTCCCGGGTATGCCTATCTATCCAATCTATCATTTCCTTTCCATTCTTTAGATGTGATAAGACAGCACAAAAAAAGACCACATCAAACTTTGGACAGAAATTCTTGAATTCTTTGCTTTCTATATCCGTCTGCCAAAACTCAACATCTAATCCCTCTTCTTTTGCCAAGGCTTCTGCAGCTTGGACAGAATCAAGAATATCAACTCCCAAAACCTTACTCGCACCTCTGCGTTTTGCTTCTAAGGCTATTAAACCATTATTGCAACCCAAATCCAAAACAGATTTTCCTTTTATATCATTCCACTTTATTAAATCAAAACGTGTTCTATCTCTGCCACGTGGATTAAAAAGAAACTGATTTCCTTTCCAAACTTGCTCATGACTGCTAAATTTTTTGAATTCAGGATTCATAATTAAAAGATTAATTTTAAATTCTGGGGAAAATCCCAATCTTCTTTCCAATCTATCTTATGATAAAGTTCAGTATTAAAATATTTCGTGAATTCCCAAAATAACTTAACATTATTGAAAGCAATCTCTTGATTTTCCCTCTCCTTAACACCATTAATATATTTTTCACAGATACTTTTTATCCACCATCTTCTATGAAAGGAAAAGATTCGGTCACCTCCTCTATGCTCTCCCAAATACCACTTATTATTTATATTTCTTCTAGCTAACTTTACATGATAGTAATGAGATTGAACCCAACGAGAATTCGAAAGAACAAAAATATCTTTCATCATATTAAGATTAATTAAAGCATTATTCAAAGAACACATATCTGAACCAGGCTCTTCAAGCATTCTTGAAGGAATCTTATTAAATATCTTAGGTTTGAAAAACAATGGCATGCAGTGTAAAGGAGGCGAAGCCGCTCCATGATAAGGATAATCAGGATGCCAATCATATTCCTGATTTGAATAATCATTATTTGGCATCAGAATTTTTTCAGTTTCATCCGCAATTTCAAAATAAGGCATTATATTATTCACAATTTGCATATCAGCATCGAAGATGGCTACCGCATCATAATCCTGAAGCTCATTAATAGCATAAAAGTAGCGATAAAATTTGTAATACCAAGCTGATTCCTTTTTTCTTGGATGTTTTGGATAATTATCTTTTTCTTTTAGCTTTTCAAGTTCAATTTTTTTTAAATTCGGAAAAACATCTCCTAAAGTATTCAAATATTCGATTACTTTCTTGCTTCCATAAAGCAAGTGAAACTCAACATTAATATTATAATATCTAGTAGCATTGAGTAAGCCATTAACCCCAGGAATGTGTCCGCTAGAAGTGACTATCAAAGCATATTTTTTATTTTCTGAATTCTTCATTGGATTTCAACATTTGTTTAATTAATTTTGGATCATATCCTGCCTTTTCTGAAAATCGAATCAAAGCACTAACATCTTTGGGAAAGCACTTTCCACCAAATCCAGGTTTATCCTCAAAAACCGCAGTGTGTAATTTTTCAACTCTCGGATCTAAAGCCCATAATTCTCTTACTTCCCCAAAGTTTAAATCCAAAGAATCACATATTTTTTTCATCTCATTTGCCCAGGTGACTTTCATAGAACCCCAACAGTTCGTCATGTATTTTGTCATCTCTGCAACTTTTGAACAAACAAACCTATATTCCTTAGATGGCCCCAAAATCGGAAGAATCAAATCGTATATATATTTAGTATCTTTTTTCTTCCCGCCTAAAATTAAAAAAGGAGTTTCAAGAGGATCATAATGAAATTTGAACGGACTCCAGTATTTATTTTCACCAATAAATTCTGGACTAAAGACTATGTGTTTTTTATATTTATCACTCAAATATTTGGTGGTTCCAGGTGGAATTGTTGACTTAATTAAAATTGGAGTTTCAATCCAGCTTACCACCTCTTCTACTATTGAAGTATCACATTCACCATCTTCTTTCATGGGAGTCGGAACACAGATAACAGCCAAAATAGAGTTATTAACCTCTTTTCGGCTTCCAATCTTTTTAGGTTCATCATATTCAAAAACCTCATATTGATTGTTATAAGACCATAATTTCTTTTGAGCAGAACCAACATATCCCTCACTTCCTATAATCGCTATTTGTTTTAAGTTTCCAGCCATAACCTTTGCCACCATTTAAATGCCTGAATCAAATTTTCAAATACTGTATTTTTCAAAAAATCAAAATTAAATTGCAAAAGCATCTCCTTATAAGTTCCAATCCTAACTTTCTCAAATCCTTTATCAACAAATTTATAAAATTCATCAGAATGTTTATTCATCGCTATCTCCTCTTGAGCATCTTCTCTCGCATTTATTTTAGTATCATGATAAATAATCGGCAAACCGTAAGAAATGCTTTCCTTTCGTTTTTCTAAAAATTTTTGCATTATATATCCTCCCCAAATGTCATCATGTCTTGAAAAATAATAGTCTCTATATTTAAAATTCGGTAAGAAAAATAAAGCAGGAATTAGTTCCTTTCGACAGATAAAATTCATTCCAGAAAAAGGTATCTTACCTACTGCAATTTTATTATCATCTATCAAAGTATTCTTAGGTGGATTATAAGAAATTCTATCTTGCCCATTAATATCCAACTCATTCTCCCACAAACCCATATTTATCATAACTTTTCGTTTCCTTTGAGAGTATGGGAAACCTCTTGGATACCAACCTATCTTATATAAAGGATTTTCCCAACCATAACCCTCTTTGTCTAATGCTTCTGAATGTTGTTCAACAAAATTCTCCAAACAAATGCAATCAGAATCTAAGCTTATAATTCTGTCATAATTTTTCTTGTAAGCTAGCCAATGACCAAAATTCTTACAAGAAGAACTATGATGAAATTGCTTGAAACCTTCATAAAATCTACCCAATTCCTGCTTTTGTCGCTTATAATCATAAACCTCAATATTTTTTCTCTTAATATTAATTTTTCCATTACTATCATCTACTATAATAATTGGAACATCAGGTAAATTCCTAATCCATTTTTTCGATGGCTGTTTATGAACTGCGCTTACAACTACAAATTTAGTCATAACTCTTTAAATCTCAATTATAAATCCAACCATTTTTGATTCTCAGGTCTTATCATCCATTCCACACATTTTCTTAATGACTCTTCTAAATTTAATTTTGGTATCCAGCCTAATTTTTTTAACTTCTCACCTGATAATGCATATCTAAAATCATGACCGGGTCTTAAAACATGATAATCTTTAAATTCTATCTCATTTTCCTTTAATTTTCTGCCCTGTATAATTTGGGAAATCTTATTGGCCATCCAAAGAGCATCTTTTTCCTCTCCAACTATGTTATAACTTTCTTCCCTTTTTCCATTAAATAACAAGAAGAAGAGACCATCATAGATATTTTTAGTGAATAACCAATGTCTTTGAGAGATTTGATTGGGTTTGCCATGAATTATAACTTTTTCCTTTCTTAAAATTTTCCTTACAACCATTGGAACAAACTTCTCAGGATGCTGTCTTTCTCCAAATATATTCATTGAATGAACCATACAAATCGGAATCTTAAACGAATGAGCGAAAGCATATTCCATAGACCATTGTCCCGCCTTTGCTGCCGAATACGGATTTGACGGATAAAACTTATCGGTTTCCGGATGATATTCTCCTTTCTCAGCTGGTCCATAAACTTCATCAGTGTTAAAACCAATATATTTTTTGATATTAGGTCTTGAATTTTTTATCCATTCTAATAAATTAGTGGTTCCAACCACATTACTTTGAGCAAAAGGTAAAGCGTTTTTGAGACTTCTTTGCACATCACTTTCAGCCGCTAAATGGATAATATAATCTACTTCGCCAATCAACTTATCAATAATTGAAGAAATAGGGCTTCTTAAGTCATGATAAACAAATTTAACTCTATCCTTTTCGAGTTTCCAGTTATCAATTTCGGTTATTCTATTTAAATTCCCAGCATAGGAAAGCCTATCTAAAATCTTAATATCCCAATTGGTTTCTTTTAAGAATCCTGAAACAATGTGCGAACCCACAAAACCAGTGCCTCCAGTTATAAGCACTTTTTTTCGATTATTTTTAAGATTTTCTAACTCTTCTTCCATAATAATATTGTTTATCACTGTTCGCTATGTTTTTCCAACCTGTTATTTTCTTTAAAGTCTTACTTTCAAAATGATGCACATAACTATCTAAAACTTCTTTAGGAGAATATCCAGAACAAGTAAGACGCTTAATATAGTCTATATCCCCTCGAGCTAGTTTAAATTTCTCATCAAAATAACCAATAATCCTAAATGCTTTTCTTTTAATAGCAAAACAAAATAGAGGAATTCCTTTGTGTTCTCGTTCAGTATTTTTTGGAAAATTCTTAGGAAGCTTCTTTCTAGTAAAACTTGGGTAAACTAATAACGAATTAGATTTTTTAAGTTCTTTAATTAAATTATCAATGGCTAGAGGTGCAAAAATAATATCATTATTTATAACTACTATTAGTTCTGAATCAGAAGCTTTAAGTCCTTGGTTTATTGAAGTATAAACCCAATGATTCACCTTATTTTTTATTTGTAACAGCTCAATTTCATTGGAGTAACAGAAATTATAGACCCATTCCAGTGTTTGATCAACAGAAGCATTATCTACTTGTATCAAACGAAATTCTAATTTAGTATTGGTTTTTAGACTTCTAAGACATTGTTTTGTAAAATCAATCTCATCTTTCGTTAAAATAACTATATCTATCTTCTCAATCATTGAATTTTTCGAATTTATTTTTCAAATTCCTATAAGTCTCATCATCAGGAATTATTAATCTTCCACCTTTATAATACATCTTTACCGAATCCAATATTCTTTCTGGGGTAATAATTTCAAAACATCTTGGAACTTCCCCCTTATCCGTCTTAATTAGATTTTTACACTTTCCTTTTATCGAACCTCCTAACCAACAACCATCCCATTTACAACATTCCATACAACCATTGGAATAGATATATTGAATATGCGGATAGATTTGCCAAAGGACTCCTTCTTTTCCCCCAGCTACAACTACTGCTGGCTGTTCAAATGCAGCAGACATTTCGAATTGAAATGAGATAGGTCCAATAGTTCCTTCAGCCCAATATCCAAGCCTGATTAATTCTCTGAGATTGGTCTTGCCAACTAAATTTAAGACTCCTTTTAAGGGAGGATGAATATGAGCTTGATGCCCTATCTGAACTAACTTAACTCGACCATCAAAATAATTATTAAACAAATCAACAAACTCCTGCCAGCGATGATATTGTTTTAATTCATTATCTTGTTTTCTGCCAGCATTTATAAGCCAAAATGGTCCATCCCATCCAAATTCACAATGAACTTGATTATACCAACTTTTTTCTTGCTCTGATATCCATAATTCTGGTTTTATACCAGTCTTTTTGATTGGAATTTCAAGTTTCTTTTCCAGTTCATGCCTGAAAGCATCTGAAAAATGCAGACCATTCCAACCAGATTGGTGAATTTCTTCATATCCAATATTGAAAATCTCCACTCCTTCATCATTTTCATTTAAAGGACTCAATCTTGGATTATTCTCCCAAATTTCGGGAGCGGGAGATCTGATATCAATTTGATAATTTGGATAACTTTCCTTTAAATCACCAACAGCTCTGGTAAATACTAAAATATCGCCGGGCGATTGGCCTTGTCTAAGGATTACTTTTCTTTTCTTTTTAACTATTTCGGGATGAGCTTCTGCCCATAACTCCCATGGTGTTTTTGCATCAATATAATTTATTGGAAACATATTTAAAAAGGAAAGGAGAGAATCAAGAGGTTTCTCAAGATTCTCTCCTATTTTTGGAGAAGATTCAATTATCAAAAAGTTCATCGAGGCTGATAGCAGAAGTTCCAAATCTAGAAATTACAATTCCTGCTGCCTTGTTAGCAAGCTCCATCATTTTTCTAGGATTCCTTATTCCATTTAAAAGACAAAAAATCAGAATCGACATTACGGTATCACCTGCACCTGTAACATCAATGACTTCTTTGACATCTGCTGGAACATTTTCAACAAACTTTCCATTCTCATAATAATCAATTCCTTTCTCAGCCCGAGTAATAAATGCTTGAGGAAAATCAGGATTTTTAGCTTCAGCAAATTCAAACTGATTAATCTTAAGAATTTCAGTTCCCTTAAAAACAGAGAGGTCTTTCTTTTTGGAGTCAACTATAGTTGCCTTACCGCCTTTTATGAATCCTTTATCATAATCTACAAAAGCAATAACTTCGAAATCACAAGGATTGGGTAATAGGATTCCTTCTAAATCTTCTGGTCGATAAACCGAAGGCTCATCTATCCTCAGTAATTGTTGACGTTGAGCTACTATTCTTGTCTTTCTCAGAGATTGACACCTTTTGGGACTAATGATTTCGAAATCAAAATCTCTTGCAAATTCATCATCAATGATAGTAAATACAACTGGAATTATTCCCAACCCCATCAGATTAATTGCTACATTAAGAGCTCCACCAGCTCTAATCTCTGTCCGCTCAACATCTATAATTGGAACAGGAGCTTCAGGAGAAATTCTTTCAACTTTTCCAAAACGATATTCATCAATGAAACTATCACCGACGATAGCAACCTTCATCTCAGCCTCCTTTCTGAAATTGGAAGCTTCTCCTTTTCAAAGAGCTATTCTTAATTTGTCGGATTAAATTAGTTGTTGAAAAACCTTTCAAAAGAGGAATTATTACTACTTTACCCCCCGACTTTCTTACAAAATCAGCACCAACTACTGTTTTCAAAGTATAATCACCTCCCTTAACTAGTATATCAGGTTTGATATTCTCAATCAAATTCAAGGGACTATCTTCATCAAAAATCTCAACTCTATCTACAAAACTAATCGCTTCTAAAAGTTCTTTCCGCAATTTTTCCCCAATGATTGGCTTTCTTTTCCACCTCTTTGCTGAATCATCAGAATTAATTCCGACAATTAATTTATCTCCAAGTTTCCTAGCTTTTCTCAGGAGATGCAAATGACCCGAATGTAATAAATCAAATACTCCATTGGTAAATACAACACTCTTTTTTCTGAATAATGCGCTATAAATATCTTCCCTGATTCCAGATTCTGTTTCAGGATAACCAGACTTAATAAGTTTGAAACCTCTAACTTGAAAGAATAAGTCTAAACTCCGCTCTGTAAAATAATGTAAATGCTCTCCAGTCTGATATTTGAGATGTTTCCAACCATCCAAATTCTTTCCGAATGGTAAAATGGGAACGGTAACAAAAACATAATCAGTCATTTGGAATAAGCTATCAAGTACTAAAAAATCAGGAATATGCTCCAAGACATCACAAAGAAAAATCAGATCATAATGACTATGTCTGATTCCCGTATACTGAATTGGAAAATCTCCAATATCATAAGTATCAACCACTGTACCTTTAGGCTTAAAATCTTTTAGCAGATTCAAACCCGCTCCATAATCAAGAACTGTTTTGGGTTTTATTTCTTCAACAAAATTCCAACGCAGTTCATTAATTACTTTTGCCGTTTCCATATTCAATTTTTTCATATATTCCCAATATTGTTTTCCATATGGGAAGGAATCTCTTTTAGACATGTTGACCTCCTTTCTTGTTAGGAAACTTGGAGAGACGTAATTTCCCAACAACCTTAAGGTCTCTCCAAACCATTAGATATCATAAACTCCTTTTAGTGAAGTCTCCTTCTAATGGTTAACTTAAGGATTTAATAAACTATTGAGACTTAGAGCGACCAATCGGGATTACAACCGTAAGCATACTGCCACATTCCAAAGCCAACATTTCCCCTGAAATCAACTCCGAAATAGAGTTTCTTTTTCAAGAAACTATCAGTATTATCCTTAGTCAGACTATCAAAGGTAATATCTCGTCTGATTTGAAGGATAATAGGTTTAACAATTCCAGTGGTATCTATAACAGCCCAGAAATTAGTATCTACATATGGAGTAACATAAAGATCCAGAGCTCCTTTCAGAACGTTCGTTGCAAGTTTGGTTCCTTCAACCTCTGTTGGGTAGTATTGGCTATTCAGAATTTCTCGAGCAGTAAATTGCTGACTTGGATTAACTATCAAGAGATTAGGTCTAACTTCAAGTGGATTTCCCTTATCATCCACCCATTGCATCATTTCTTCAATTACAGTTTGAAGATTATCAGCAGTCAATTCCAGGTTATCTCCATTTCGTTGAGTTCCAGATTCACCTTCTTCATGAGAATCTGAAAAGAAAGCCTGACCATCATAACAGGAAATATCTTTGCCTTCAAGAATTGTTCCATCTTCTCCTGTGGTGTTATCCCCTTGGTTTAATAAGGTATATACCATTTTGCCCCAGAACCTTCCAGCTTTATTTGCCAAATCTCTTACTCTGATATTAATCTGGCCATACTGTTCATCTTCCAATGCATCTCTATCCACAGAAATAGAACTTTCCCAAGATCGATTCCTAATGGAGAAATGATGTTCTAAAAGACCCTGTGGAACTCTTTCGTCTACCCATTCATGTAAGTCAGGTACCGCACCCAACCAAGGATAGGTTTCTTCACTCTTGGTTGAGTTTATTCTAGTAGCAATTCTTTCCCATTCAGCTTCATGCTTTCTAAACTCTTTCATGAATGTCTTTCTCATTCCAGCCTCTAATAGTTTTGGAATATCAGATTTTACTAACATAATTATGCACTCTCAGAAGAGCTTGAAAATGAACTGCTTGAGAAACTAGAACTAGAAGAACTCCAAGATTTTTGAGCATATTCACCTATTCCACCTTGAATATCAACTTTCACAGTAGAACTATCAATGAATTTCACTACTTGTCCAACCACAAGATCATTTGTGACATCTCCTACTTCACCAACAGTATTATCGTCTACCACAAAGACTTGATCTCCAACTACTCGTTGAGCAGCTCTAAATGCTGTAGCAAACTTGAATACTCCTCTTCTATGAACTCTGACACTTCTATCTCCACTCTTATCATTATCAGGTGCTTCAGATTTCTCTGCTGCAACCCCTACCACCACACTATTGGCGGCATCAGTTGCCGCTCTCAGATAACCATCAGCTCCAACCATAACAATTGCACCTTTGTAGATATCCTCATCTGCATAAATCTTATATCTAATCAAATCTCCCTCTTGTCGTTCAGCCTCATAATCGTCTGTTAACGCAGCCATTATTTAAGATTTTTAAATTTTTTAAGAACTGACCTTTAACTTAGAAAGGAGTTGATTCACCTTCCTTTTTTTTCTCATCTTGAACTTCTTTCCAAACTTCTTTTTGAATATCTTCATCCAATTCCATTGCTTCCATTACCTTCTTCCCATCCTCAGGAATTTCAGAAGTTTTTTCTCTCTCTTCTTTATCTTCATTAATTATACCTTCTTCTGATAAAGAAAAGATTGACTTTTTAGATTTCAGGAATTTTTCTAAAGCTTTACCAACCATTACTTTCTTTCCATCTTCCAATTCTATTTTGGAATCAGAACCAAGTAATGGAAGTAAAAGTTCTCTTTCTGTAGGAGTTACTTTTCCCATCCTGAGAAGAGCGTTATATCTTTTCTCGGCTAAATCAACTTCTTTTTCTTCAGAATTCTCTTCAGTGGAAGTTTCTTCAGTTACAGATTCTTCAGATTCAGATTCCTCTTTTTCTTCTTCCTCGGTATCTTGACCAACTTTAGAAGACTCAGACTCTTCTTTCTCTGAAGTTTCTTCTGAAGTTTCCTCCGAAGTTTCCTCTGAAGTTTCATCTTCATTTAATTCCAATTTCTTCTCTATCCTTCTTATTTTCGAACTAATTTCCTCTTGGGTCAAGGGAGGTTCGGAATTCAGAATTGGAATAACCAATTTACCCTCAAAATTTTCTGAAAGCGGAACAAAGTTTTCCATTCCTTTGATATAAGGTTCGGTAACTAAGGCCGCATGAAATAAAGTCGGACCAATCCTTTCCCCTGTATCCTTTCTCATATAATCTTCAACAAAACTAGCTGAGATTCCATTAATCAAACCCTTTTTGATTCTTTCCGCAACTGCATCATCTTTCACTTCAATAATTGCAGAAAGTTTGGTTCCATCTTTTGAAAGTTCCAAATCATTAACCTGACCTGCATTCTTCATTGGCTCGTCACCAACAGGATGTCCCAAAGGAACAGTAACATTATCAAGAACTCCTTTTTTAAAATTCTCATACAGCTTTCTTAGTGTCTCTTTTGAAACTTTCAAAATTCCATTTTTACTCGATTCATGAAACCAAGAACCAACTCTCAATATCTCCTTTTTAAATCTATTCCCTTCGCTAAGTTTGATTAATCCATTGTTATAAACTCGGTAAATCAAATCTTGATTTTCAGCCAATTCTTTTTTAGGACTAGGATATGCTGAAGGATACTTTTCTTTTAGACTGATAATTTTCTCACGAATCTTTTTTAACTTGGTAGCAATCTTTTCATCGGCTTCTTTAATTATAGAATCAAGATCTCCTAAAATTGAATCAAGATTAGTCGTAGCCTTCCGAACTGGATAAGGATAACCATAAGGATAACGGTAAGGATAACGGTAGGGATATTGATAAGGATATTGATAGGGATATTTAGAAGGATATTTTGGATATTTAACCGTTCTTTTGGCCTTCTCAGTTTTTCCGCTACAAATTTTGGCAGCTTCTTTCATTGATTTTCCAGCCTTCATCTCCTTTTTCATACAATCGGTATAAGCTGATTTTTCGAGTTTAGTTATTTTACCAGCTTTCTTAACTTTCTTGCTACATATCTTTGCTGCTTCTTTAAATGGAGTTCCTTTCTTAAGCTCTTTTTTCATACAATCGGTGTAAGCGGATTTCTCTACATAAATTTTCTCAGTTAATTCAGTTTTTTCTTCTTCCTCATCGTCATCCTCTTCCTCATCTTCTTCATCTTCCTCATCCTTGTCTTCCTTATCATCCTCTTCCTTTTCAGTTTCTTCCTCTTTGTCCTCACCTTCTTCTTTATCCTCGACTTCTTCCGTATCCTCTTCAGACTCATCAGTTCCCTCTTCCTCAGTTTCCTCCTCTTCCTTAGTCCCTTCGGCCTCCGTTTCTTCAGTTTCTTCTTTATCATCTTCTAAACTTTCCTCTTCAGTTTCACTTAACTCTTCGAAATCTTCTTCTAAATTTTTGTTCATGGTTTTTTCAGCCATATCAATAGCTTTGGATACATACCATCGAATGGCTTTTGCTTCTGGATTTGCACCTTGCGGAACTAATGATACTTCCTCAATATGCAAATCCTTAATTACTCTTAATTTCAAATCAGGAAATAACTCGACCTTTTCTCCATATTTTATCTCTCCTTTGACCGAGAGGCTATTTAGTTCTCCTGATTTGATTTTATCTATAATTTTTGGTTTATCTACTTCAGTCTTAATCCAAATTTTCCCTTTCCTGAAAACACAATCAAGAACTTTTCCTATTTCTTCTTTTGTATGGTTCAAACAGAATTTTCCATATTCTTTGAAATCCTTTATGCTTTTCCTTAAAGCTTTATCAGTAATAATATCATTCTGTAAATCAAAATCATTCGCAACAGCAAATCCTTCAAGAATAAATCTTTCTTTTTTCTCTTTTTTCTCACTCAAAAAAAGTGGAAATTGAAATTCTATTTTTGGATAATATAATAACTTGTTCATAGGGTCAAGAGTTTATTTGGGCTTTGGAAGTTCGCTTTTCTTTAAAACCCAAAACTTGCTGGCATCTTCCCTTTCTAAAATCCACAGACCTTTTAATTTTTTGCCTTTAAATTCAAATTTTTTAAAAGAATCAGAATCTTCATAAACGACTGCTTTCCCTTTATCTATTATCTTAATATATGAACTCGTTGCCTTAGTTGGGTTCGCTTCTTCTATTCCAGGTGGTAATTTTGCCAATTCCTTTTCTGACATTTTTGCTCTTTCATTTGCAGGCGGAAGATACTGAGAGACTTCCATCCATTCTTTATATTTACAAGGTTTCCATATCGCTGTAATCTCTTTATTTTTTAAAGGATTTTGACTAAGAACAAAATGCATCAAGCCTTCCCTTTCAGGAAAATTGAATCTCAAATCCCAATGTTCTTTTGAGATTCCCGCTCTAATAACCCTTTGTCCGCGCCACCAATGCCACTGCAAAACAAAGGAAACTGTTTTTGCCTTTTCAATCTGTAAAAGTTCAACCATAATCAACTTCATATCGTTGGGTCTTTTTCTCAACCAAGTTATAATATCCTTCAGCCATTCTTTCTTAAGTGGATGAAGCTCTTTGAACTCTTGTAGTGCTTTCTCAACCCGTTTAACTTTTTCCGGGTAAGGAGTTCGAAGCCAAAAAGTTAAAATCTGTTGGGACAAAACATATCGATAAGCAGCCCTTGCCCAACTTGCACCTGGGTTCAATTTTTTTTCAACAAGTTCTTTTCCAAGTTTTTCAACTAACTTATCTCTAACTTCTAACCTTTTCTTTTTATCTTCAAATTTCCAATACTGAAATTCTTTGGAAATTTTCTTTTTTATCTTTTCTGGTAGAGCAGAAATATTCTTTGGAGGAATCCATTTTTTCTCAACAGCCACATCTGAAATAACATAAGGTGTTTCGTCTAATGGCTTAACAAGGAACCATGATGCTTCTTCTCTAAATTTTGTTTCTCTTGCTGGAGGTATAACTTCCTGCTTCTCTATCTTTCCTCGAAATTCAGCAGGTCTTAATTGCCTGAAAAACCACCTGCCCTTGAGTTTGCCACCAGAAAAGAAGTATTCATGGAAATAAGACTTTTGAGTTCCGCATTCGCAAAAACCCCTATCAATGATATGAAAAACTCCAGGGTATTCTTTCGTTGCCCCCACTTCTCCTTTTGGTGTTATACCTTCGACATTCAGCCACTCCACTGGCTCCCTTGATTTCCTCATCGCTGCTATTTCAGCATATTTTTCTTTGAATCCAGGCTTAATCCCAGGCCTTAATTTGGGAATACCTTTCTTCCAATCTATTTTCCAGATATCTTGGGCATCATATTTTTTCGCTTCAGCTATTGAAAGAACTGGCTCTTTGATTTTTCCCTTGATTTGGTCAGCGATAGTCCAACCAATAAGAAATTCATTATACTTAAACCTCAAATCGGAATGGCAACTTTTACCCCTATAGTGATGCTGAACTACATACTTTTTCTTTCCTTCTGGCTTGGGATATTCCATATAAGGGTCAGCTAGTTTTTCAACCTTAAGCTTGGTCTTCATATATTTTTCTGCTCGCTTCCAGCATTCATACCAAGAGCCAGTCTTTTTCTTTGGTTTTATATCAATTCCAATACTATGCAAAACATCAACTATCTTAGCAAAATATCTCAAAATATCTTCCATTGTCCAATCACCCCATTTTTTTCCTGCTTTTAATCTTGGAAAGCCAGCATTGCCCAAATATCTCAGATCTGCTATCAATTCTCTTTTTCTTTTCTTTGGATTTTTCAAATCTTCATCCATTCCTTCACTTCTAAATTGTTCCAAATGAAGTTTTTCTATTTCAGATAGATAAATAATCTTTCCTTCTTTCGTAATCTCCTTCTCCTGTAAACAATAATTCTTCTTTGCTCGCTCAATCGTTTCTCTAACCGTATCTGCTTTCCTATCTACCTTACGCATTACTCTCGGAGCCCAAACCGAAATTCTCCAAGTATCATCTGTCAAATCATGTTCAGCATTCAGAGTTTCACCCTCAATCTCCAAGACATCTCCTTTATTAGCTTTTAAAGAGGTAGAGAAAGTTCTACCAGAACGGTGATAGAAAACATTGCCAAGTTTTTCTGTCTTCATTTTGTATTTTCCAGGTTCTAAACCGAAATAATAGTTATATACTTCTTTTACTTTGGTCTCTTTGATTTCAAGAACCTTGCCATAAACTGCTGTTGAATTATGAAATTTTACCATCCCACTCCGTATACCTTTGAGATTAAATTTGAAATCTCTTGTCTTACAAACATTGCCTTCTGAACCTGGTAGTCGTCTTAAAAATTCTGTATGTTTTCTTAGTTCCCTTCTGTTTTTTGAAAGAAGATAAGGGGCAAAATTCAATTTCATTTTTGTATCTGGAATTTTCCATGTTCTTTGCTTAAAAGGCAAAGACTCAAGTAACTTTAATCTTTTTTCAAAAGACTCATTATGGATATCAATTTTAAAATAAGGCATATCATAAACATTAGCAACCACATGAGAATCATCAGGCATTCCTTTTTGATGCATATAACCAGCAATTACTTCTCTTGGTTTATGGTCATTGTCTTCCCACCATTCTAATTCGGCCATCAATACACAATCTTCTTTAGTTAATCTTTTCACTTCTTCAATCAAAGTAGGCAATCTGTTAGTTATGATTTCACCATCTTCCGAAAAGATTTTTATTTCATTTCCTTTTTTATGCAACTCACAATTAAATCCATCATACTTCTTAGTTGAATAAAAAGGATATTTCCCTATTCCCTCCATTACTTCAGTAAATAAAACAATCGTTTGTCTTTTTTCTGGATAATACCCTCTTGTGGGTTTTAACGGCAAGAAAAATCTGAACAATTTAATTTTATCTTCTCTTGCTGAAGTCTCAGCATCCTTGACCGCTGAAGCAACTCGGGGTTTTTCTCTTAGTTCTTTTTCAATTTCAGAAAGTTTCAGCATTCTATCTTTGCTTCTTAACATCACCAGATTATAAAGAGGAATAGCATTTGTGAAAGGAGTTGAAAATTTATCATAAACAAAATGCAATCTTCTTCTAATCCACCAAGGAAGACTTCTAGCTATTCTAAATTCAATTATTCTTCTCATATCAAAACTCAACCATTCAGGTAAAAGAATATCCAAATCTCCTCTTGTTGCACCTCGGTTCACTATTCCTCCCGTAAGATAAACAAGCGGTCTTTGAATGGTAAAATTTTTAAAATAAGGCAATACCTCTTTCAAAACTAAGGTCTTTCCCATTCTCTTACCAGAAGTATAAATCGGCGCTGAATTCTCACTTAAATTGATAACCGTGTTATCTGTTGCTATGATGGCAGGAATTTTTGTTAACTCTTTAATTTTAGTTAACAAAACATCATCTCCATAACTCAGCGATTCTTTACCTAAATGAGTAATTATAATCTTTTTAACATTATCAACTGTATACCAATTCTTTAACTGATTGGCGATGCTACTATGACCATATGGTTCACCTGCTTTCCCTTTTCTTCTCGCCAAAGTTCTGGTAAGAGAAGAACCATCAATAATTGCTAAATCCAATTTCTTAACATACTTTTCCTTATCTCCAGAATGCCAACCTAGGATATCTGTTGCTTGAAGAACTTTCTTATCACCCATTTGAATTATGAAAACATGCATTTTTGCCCGAATAGAATGAAGAACGGGAATTGGGGTTATTTTGAAGGGACCTAGATTAAAAGTCTTATAAGATTCATATTTTGCTCTGGTATCAATGTTGAAATCTTTATAAAGATTTGGAATTTCTTTTGCAGTTTCTTTGGAAACTATGACAGACATATCTTTCAAACCTAAAAGATGATCTGGGTGGGAGTGGCTAACCAAACAATAGTCTGGTTTAATTTCACTTAGGTTACCCTGATTTATCTCCCCGTAATCCACTAAAAGTCTTTTGCCTTTATACTCATAGAGAATCGCAGTATGGAACCTATGTCCAGGACCTTCTTCTTCAATTAAACCTTTTGTCCCGTAAAATGAAACTTTGTAACCTTCTTTGCTAAATCTTTCTTCAAATTTTTTTGATTCTTTATCTAAATTATCATCCATTACCTCATGTTTGAGTTTTCTTTTTAATATCTCATTCTTAATTAAAATGTGATAGTTGATACATTCTTCTTTCGAAGCTGCTGATTGTTGCCATATTTTATGCAGTTTCTTATGCATATCCAAAAGTTCTTCATCGCTGAATTTAGCTGGATCACCAAAGTTCATACTTTTGAAAGTTACACCTTCTAACCAAACCTGAGCACCTTTTGGTCTGATGATTTCTTTAGGAGGATCAAATTTCGAGATGAGTTCGATTGGGTAATAGTACAAAGTCTTCTTCCCTTTCCACCACTTTCTGTATTCAGAATCTGAAATCTTATGAAATTTTCTCAGTTTCTTAAATTCTTTTAAATCAATCTTTCTGCCTTCTTTTAGTTCGATGATTCCTAAAGCTTTGTCTTCCTCAATCAAATACACTGGAATTCCAATATATTTCTTAAATAATCTTGAACTGACTATTGCTTTTTTCTTTCTTTGCCAAATCAAAGTACCATGGGGTTTCACCAAAATTTTTCCAGGCAACATAATTGTTCTTCCAGGCTGTATCAATTCAGGAATGTCTGATGGAACTAACATTTTTGCAGAAATCAAATCTAGTTATTTATGATAACGACCAATGAATAACCACTTCATTAGTCATCTTTTTGAATTTTAGCTGATAAAAGCCAACCACATTTTCGACAGTATTGCCTGCTTTCTTCATTTTTAGTTCCGCATCTGGGACAAATTTTTTTTCTTTTGGCCATCAGCATATTTCTGACCCAACTTAAAACATTTAATTTCCAAGTCGGGACCAGGTTTTAAATTTAATATACTATCTTTCAAAGACTGAGGAGTCTTTGGAGCATTTATTTTAAGCTCATCACTTCTTCTTCGCTTTCCTTCTTCAAAAGATTTTAACAAATTCTTATTCCTTTTCTCTGTCTCTTCCTCTTTCTTATGAATCCACTTGAGTTTTAAATTCCTTGCAGTCTCATCAATTACTTCGTCCACAAAACCATCAGGCAATCGTTTAGAGTCTGCTATCTTAGAAAAGACCGTTTCCAAGAATTGAGCAGTCTGTCCAGTTATCTTCTCAAATTCAATTCTTGGATATGCTTGACTGCCAAAGTTCCAATCTATAAGGGGAGCCACAGCATAAGTATTCAAGGTAGATTCCATCTGATTCATAATAGATTGAATAGACAAGGTGGCATATTGAGAGCTTTGGGTTCCTTTCCCATATGGATAAGCATATTTAATCTGATCTAAGACCTGCACCAAAGCTGACTTACTCATTTCACTATTATGATGTTCAATTAAAGGAAGAGGATCAAAACCTTTTTCACCACCTCTCTGAATTTCAAGTTCAATTCCTGGAGGCAAAGTCACTCTTGAATTAACTCCAAGAGTATCCACCACTTCTTCTGCTCTCTCTCTTTCTTGAGGAGTGGTAGTCTGTCCAATTTTTAATATTTTCAAACCCAATGTGTCCAACTCGGCCTTTTTATGAGTTAAATAATATAACTTATGTTTTTTGTCATAATGATACCAGGCCGTCTTTAATATAGATTCGCCATAAAGCCAATGTTTTTCTTTTTGAAAGGTAAATAAAAGACACTTTTCAGGAGGAAAGTCTATAGAGACGGTTTCTCCCCCAAATGTTGCATCCTGATGTGCTCCAGCAAAACCGCCATGCTTATCAGGTTTTAAGGTAATAGTTTGAGCATCCCTCGGAGCTAATTTTTTCCAACCCACTTTACCTTTGTACTTACCATCGGGAATTATTCTGGCTACTTTCTCATAAAGTCTAAATCCCTCAAAAATTGCTCTGGTCATATCAGCCACAATAAAAGGAAGTGGGGTAGTCATCCCACCTTGACCTGGAGGATTCATAAAAACCATTTCTATAAAGTCTCTTTCTCCCTTATCTCCTTCTGCTGGAAGAATATGAATAGGAGTTGAAATTATAGGTAAAGTCAGAAGTCTAACTATAGCCTGTATTTCACCATCATTGCTCTGCATCTGAATATAATCTTCGGGAGTCAATTCATCTGGATTTTCTTCTGTTTCATACGAGCTTAAGACTCCTTCACGAGCCAAACCGAACTCTTTCATAAACTCGCTGATAGTCAAAACCTTCCTTTCTTTCTTACTCCTTTTTTTTCTCTTAAAAAAATTAGGAATTTTTATATTCACAATTCGAAAATTTTAAGAACTTATTAACTAGATCGATTTTAACTCATTAATTCTTGGTCATCTGATTAATCTCACCACCTGAGAACTCCGCAATCCACAAGTATCTCCCGTCTGTTGTAATTCCGCATGGATGCGAAATCGTTGCTGTAACATCTATCATTTTAATAACATTACCCTGCATGTCCATTTGACAAATCTTTTTGTTTGAGTAATCTGTCCACCACAAATATTTCCCGTCTGTTGTAATATCCATTGGATAGGTAGTAATCGCTGAAACATCTATTGATTTTATGACATTGCCATTTCTGTCTAACTTATGAATTGCATCAGTAGAGCTTTCAGTTATCCACAAGTATTTTCCGTCAAACGTAATTCCCCGGTCATATGCTACACTGCCAGAGGGAATAAAGGAACGGATTAAATTACCCTGCTTATCTGATTGTATGATGCCTACTCCAGGGCCAATCCACCAAAGATATTTCTTATCAAAAGCTGTGATTCCTCGTGGGCTTGCAGTTATTCCTGAAATATCTATTGTTTTTATCAGATTTCCCTGCTTGTCCAACTGATAGACATTATCATTGTCGTCACCTGTTACCCATAAATACTTTCCGTCTGTTGTGATACCTCGAAGAACACCATCTATTGCAGAAATATTAAGAGTTTTAATAATTGAAGCTGCCATTTTCTATCGATAGAGCTCTATATAAGCTGAAACGGTAAAAAAGGTTCCCCCATCAGTTCCAGCACTGGTAATCTTCAACCTAAGGTCTCTGGCAAAACAAGGTCCTTTTAACACTTCCTTCAAATCACCTTGATCCAGGGTATATCTTAAATCTCCCCAAAAATCATTTTGAAGATCAAACCAAGTATCTCCCCCGTCAGCAGAACCTTGAATTGTAAAAACTAAAGTTTCATCAGTATAAGAACCAGTGGTTGAAATATCCAAATATAGTGCAAATTCCGAGAAAGTATAAGAATTAATCTTCTTTGAATATTGAGTTTCTGCACCCTTCTTAAAGACTTGGTCGGAAAATAGAGTCTTTACTTTTGATCTTTTGGTTAAATAATCCATATGCTTAAAAAGAAGATGTTATCTTGCTTTAGTTATCTAGAACCGATTATTTTCTAGTTAAAACTAAATGAATAACTCTATCGGAGAGTTCGACTCTCTCTCCAGTATAATTCTCATTTTCAAGTGCTATCAGCCTCCAGTCTTTGCTTTTAGAAATAACTTTTTCCTGGAAATCAGACTGAAGAAGAATTTTGACGAATTCTTTGCCTCTCTCTTCTTTAAATTCAAATGGCAGATGTTCTTTCAATTTAGAAATTTTCTCTCCTTCCTTCTCTATCACTTTTTCTCTCATAATTTCCCAAGATTCAGGCAAATCAAAGACTTCTAAACCTGGTACCCCCTCTAAATCCAAAAGAGCCATGCCAACTTGATTCTCAAATCTGGGTATTTGGTTCAGAATAGATTTAATCTTTTCTGAGAAAGTCTTGAGATTCCCTTCTAAATCATCCGAACCAGCAAAATTAGTTTCCTCAATTATAGGAATCTCTCCTGCAGTTGTGGACAAGTCATATAACCTTCCCGTGAAATTTTGAGAAGTAGAACTAACCGCATTCCAAATTGTTCTTTGCTCCACATTCCTCATTTTAAAATTGGTATGAGACAAATAAGAATCAAAATTGGAAGTAGCTATTCCCGAGGAAGTCATAGTAGATCCGGTATAAATTCCTTTAGAGGCATGAACGCAACGCACATCTATTCCAACTTTCTCTCCTGGCATAATCAAATAACTCCTAACAGCTATTCTCTCTTGAGTATCACCAGAAAAAATCTCACTCATTCTGATGTAAACTGGTTTTTTCTCGTTATTCTCCACTTCTACTTTGTTAATTTTGCCAGTATCCGTTATCTTAACATTTTTAGCCTCAGATAAAAGAAGATAATTCCTCCTTTTTCGAGTCTTTCTTAAAATAGGAAGAATAGCCACTATCGAATCCTTGTTATATCTCCAACTTTTGCCGAAGGAGAATCCATCCTTCTCTGCGGCGATGCATTGACAAAAGTTCATAATTTAAATTCTAGATTTTTAAAGAACAAGATAACATCTTCCTTAACTTAATAATAAACACTGAATAATTAAAAGGTCAAGTCTTTTATCATAAGAAATATAAATAATGCGGTTAGCTGTTTGTTAAAGTAGCGAGTTTGGGATTTTTGTTGTGGGTGGGAGGGGGCTAGGAGGTTCCCCTTTTTCTTCTTTCTTTTTTTTTATCCTTCTTTATCTGGTCCGGTTTTATTTGGTCCGGTTTTCTTTTTATTTCTTTTTAATCTCTGATCTCTGGTCCTGGTCCCGGTACTGGTCCTGATCTCTGGTCTCCAGTCTCCGGTCTCCGGTCTCCCTCTGGTCTCCGGTCTGGTTTTATACTCAAAAGAAGTTTTCCCCTTGACGGGGGGGCTTGATTTTGCTAAACTAAAGGTAGGTGTGAATAACTCAAAAGGTCCATTAAAAATTAAATACTACTTGCCGGGGTAGTTAAAAAAAAATGAGTAAAAAAGATTATATTAGGATCGCAGACGCAATCTCACATTTCCTCAATAGCACAGAGGAGAAAATTGACTTAGAGGGTCTAATTGCTTGTTTTTATGAAGAGCTAACAAGGGACAATTACCGTTTTGATATAGATAGATTTGTTATGTATCTTAGAAATAGAGTAAGACCGGATAAATTGAAAATGTATAAAAGCATCCTATCCAAATAGTATGAAGAAGCTTCAATTTGAAACTTTTGACGAATACCTGAAAAGAAGAAAAGAAGAAAAGAAAGAAAATAGAAATCTTATAAGGTTCTATTGTCTGTTGTTCTTAATGCTTGCCGTTGTTCTTCTTCTTCTTTACTTTTAAAGGGTTTTAGTTGGTAGCTTTAAAGTCCCCGGCGCTTTAAAGCTACCCCTAAAGGTCTTTAAAAGATCTAATGAAAGAGGTTGCCGGCTCTTTTAAAAATGAAAAATGAAAAAACAATATAATTTGAGGGGTTTTTATACCATTACATTCTGGGGTGGTGGAACTGGTTTTAAACATATCAATATAATTACAGATGAAGAGGGTTTGAAAAAGATAAGAAAAGAACCTTTACAGGATTACATATCTTTTGGGGTGGAGAGTGTGGATTATGTATCTTTTGAAGTGTATTTAACAGAGATTAAAGAAGAAGAAGACAAAACAATAAAAACAGAATATCTTGAACCTGTTGAAAGAATTGAGGCGGGTAAGTATAAATTATCTTCAAAAGAAGAAGAAGCATTATTTGAAGATTTAGAAATAGCAAAGATTAACTATTAGTTTTTATTCTTTTAGTTAGCATCAAACATCCGGCGGTTTGGTGCTAACAATAAAGAATGAAAGCTCATCTTTAAAAAAATGAAGCCGTGAGAGGCGATTTAAGAGGTTTAAATGATAGGGTTAATGGTTTAGGTCATCTATTTTGGTCCAATTTGAAGTTTAGCTATTGACAGGGGGTCTTGGTTTTGCTAAAATTAAGAATAGATAACTAAAGGAGGTTGCCGGCTCTTTCACAATAAAAAATGAATAAAAAACAAATAAAAGCAATCTTAGAGGAAGTTAGGAATGAATTAAAAGAAGATAAGAAATGGGAGCATCAAGTTAAGAAATGGAAGAAAAACAAAGTAAAAACCACCTCCGAAGATTTTGTGAATTGGTTAAAGAAAAACAGACAGGATTTAGTTCAAAAGATCTCCCAGTTAAGTTGTAAGGAAGTATGGGATGAAGGGTTTTTAGTTGCTGGAATTGTATGGAGTAGCTTAATGAAAAAATAAACAAAACATTTAATTGTATTCTTTTAGTCAGCATCAGTCATCCGGCGGGCTGGTGTTGACAATAAAGGATATAAACTAAAGGTCGTTTATTAAAAATTAAATAAAATAAAATATAAAATATGAGTAGAAAATATATTATTAAGGATTTAGGCGATGGCTGGTATGATTTTAGTAAAATACCCCAGAATAAAAGCTACATAAAGATTGGTGCGGTGATGTGTAAAAGTCCAGAAAAAGCACAAAAACAAGCCCTTCATATTTTAGAGGTCAATGGTTTGATTCCTACCAGTCCTGATGGTGCTGAAGTAATAATAAAATAATCAAAAAAAAGGTCGTAAGTAAAAACAAATAATGAAAAATGAATAAAAAAGAATTAGAATTACAACAAAAAGGAGCAGAATTAGTATCCCGGCACATCTTACATAATTTAAGCTTGACAGCAGAAAAAGAATTAAAAGAAAACCCGGAGTTATTAGATGAGGCGAAAAATTATGATTATGGAGAAAGTGAGATTTACGAGTTTTGGGCGGTTGATGAGTGGTTAGCGAATAAGTTAGAAAATAAGGGCGAGATAATTTTTAAAATGTTGGATTTTATAGTTTGGGGCAGACAAACAACGGGACAAGCAATCAAAATGGATAATGTAATTCAAGAAATAGCAGAAGAAACATTTTAGGTTCTTTACTCCCTCTTGATTATCCAGCAATAGTTAGGAGGGAGAAAAGAGGATAAAATTAAAAAGGTCGCATATTAAAATTAAAAAACAATAATATGAAGAAAGGTGATAAGGTTAGGATTTATCAAAAACCAATAACAGAAGAAGATTTTGAGGGAGAAGCCACCTTAATACGAAAAGATTTAACTGATAAAAAGAACAACTTAGAAGTTTGGTGGGTAAAGTTTAAAGGAGATACCAGAGAGTTTAGAAGAACTATTAAGGGTTAAAAAAGAGGATTTTAGCCCAAAAACAAGCCATTGAGAGGCGTTTTAAGGCGTTTAAAAATAAAAGTAAGGGTATAATACCTTTTTAAAAGAGAAAATTAAAGAGAACTAATTTGACCTACAGCATCAATAACATATCTTGTTCCGTTCTTTCTTTTATAAATACTTCTATTATCTTTATCAGGTATATCCTCAGGATTTTCTGGTTCTGGTCTCGTCTTCCAAGTAGCACCTAAAGAATTGGTTATACCTTCTTTTTCGTGTTCGTATATCACAGCTCTTCTTCCATAAACTTCTTCACCCTTTACTACTGTATAAGATAATTTGTCCGAGTTATTATTGTCCGCTTTTATCCCGGACACTTGAACTTTATTGTCCGCTTTATTGTCCGCTTTATTGTCCGCTTTACGAGAATATGCTTTTCTACACCTATCCGAACAAAACTTAGCATCTTTTCTTTTAGATATAAACTCTTTATTACAATTTAAACATCTCATATCTACATAATTATTTTGCTTATTATGACCTTTTTATTGTTATTCTATTAAGTATAGCAAAAACAAGTTATAAAGTCAAGGGTTCAATAAACTTAATAAGTAAAAGCCGTATTTTTAAGGGGATTTTATACCTGTGGAAAACTATCTATTGACAAGGGGTTATGAAAAATGCTACAATGGATAGTAGAGAATAGAGCATATTATAATTGAAAGTTAGGTTGGCGGTTTTTGAGGATAGAAGACAGGAGAGTTGAAACTCTTAACATATCAAAAAAAAGAAAAGAAAAAAAAGAAAAGAAAAAAGAAAACCCTCAATAAATTCTAAAACCTTAATAAACTTTAAACCTTAATATGAAATATAAAGTTATTGTGAATTGTAATTTGGAATATACTTTTGATGTTGATAGTAGAGAGGAAGCGATTATAGGGGTGGAAAATGTAGAGTTGCCTCCAGAATATGTAGAAGATAGCTTTAAAATTGTTAAGGTAAAGAAAGATAAAAATTTAGTTTATTGCGAAAATTGCCAGAAAATGACCCCTACCAAACTACATAAGGATAAATATGGAAATGATTATATGACCTGTGTAATATGTAAAGAAACTAAATAATATGAGAATATACTCCAAAGAGGAGAAAAATAAGATATGGAAAAGAATAGCAGAATTGGAACAAGAAGCGATTGGAAGATATATAGAAGTTGTGAACTGGGATTATATTGTGAAAATGTTAGATGAAGATAGCCAAAAAGAATTAAAGGAGCTTTATAAAAAGATAAAAAGATTTTAAAAAGGTCAAAAAAAAAGCTAAAACTATGAGATTAACAAAGAAACAAATTGATGAATTATTAAGTTGTCATATAGGAGTGGGGAATAAGTGATTTTAAAACTCCCGAAATAGATTTAAGTAAGGAAGTTAGTAAGAATTTATTAAGAGCATAGTTTAATAAGCAAAAAAATGAAAACAATAAAACAAGTCCAGAATAAAGCGAAGAGGTTATTAGAAGAATATAAAAAAGAGGAGCCGAGAGAAGATTTGGTTTCTGTTTATGAGAGAAAATTAGATGATTTTATAGGTGATTTTTGGGATTATAGTTATTTTGAGAGACAAAAATTAAGTGAAATAAGGGCTGATTTCTTTGATGAATTATAAGTGGAATATCTTTGCGGGAAGCCGGTAAGATGGTTTATGGTAAGTGATAAAAAAAGTGTTTAATTTTAGCCGGTTTGAAGCTCAAAAAATTAAAATTACTTTTTATCAAAACCCATTTACGATTTTATTTGGCTTTCTACAAAGGTATTCTGACTTGCCACCTTTATTCTACCATATTTAATTCAAAAAGTCAAAAATATACTTCTTGAACCCAGGTTCAAAAACTATTTTAAAAAGTGAACTTATGTTTCAAAAAATGAAATTAACTATCAGAAGATATATTAAGAATAGAGAAATTAACTTTAATTGGAAAGGACAACTCTATATTTTAGCTTTCAGAGAGCTAAGGAAACAGGATAGAGGATTTTTCTTTAGCATTTACAAAATAGAGGGTTTAAAGTATAAAAGAGTTTTTAAGTTCTAAGTTCATTTTAGCAATAATAAAAATAAAGGTCAAGTAAATTATGAAAAAAGCAAATAAAAAAGAGGTAGATAAAGACATAAAGGAAATTGTAGATAAAATAGCAGAATTGGTAGGTTGTCATATTCAGTTTAACAATTCTCCCTGTAATACCTGTTTTCACACTTGGGCTGGTGATATTGGTCTTTCTGACAATATGGCTCATTTATTTTGGCTCGTATTATTGGGGATTAGAGGAGATTATCCAGAAGAAGAGATTATAGAGGGAATTAAAGAAATGAAACTTTACTAAACTAATAATTTGACTATGGAAAATAAAAAGAAAAAACAAGGAGTATTTTTTAACAAGTTTAACTTCTTAATACATAATTTTTGCGGTAAGTCCTCCGGAAGACCCGAACTGGGAGGAGTGTTTGTTTCACCTGCTCACACCGTAAGCACAGACAGTTTTAAGATAATCAAGGTAGACACCCCAAAGGGTTTAGATCCTGATGATTATCCAATTATACCTAATAAACCAAAACCTTTGAATAATTTTAAGAGTTTTATTCTGCCGAAAGATGAAGCAAAAGAGGTATTAGAAATGTTTAGAAGTCAAAAGAGTTCAAAATCTCTACCTATTTTAGATTATGCCGTGCTTCTAAAAAATGATAAGGAAAATGTAGAGATAGGAAAAACCAATTTAGAAAGTTTTAGGAGTGTAAGCAGTAGAAAAATCGTAGGTGAATATCCCAGATACCAAGATTTATTTGTTGAGAGAGGCAAATATATTGAGATTTCAGTCAATCCCTCGTTTTTAAAAGAGATAGTGAACTTTTATGTCAGTTTTATAGATAAACCCTTAAAAGAATTAAAGATTAAAGTTCCAATAGAAAAAACTAACCCCATAAGGTTTTATGCTGAACGGCAAGAAGGGCAAAAAGCTGTCGCTTTATTGATGGCTATTGAGGATAAATAAATTGGTCTTTAATACTTAGACAGACGAAGTAAGCCGGAAAAACCAAGATAAAACTTTAAAACTTCTCTTGGGTCTGTCTAAGTATTAGGGACTAATTTAAAGGATTTTCTGAAACTTTTAAAATGCTGATAAGGAAATGATAGAAACGAAATTGTCAATTAAGGATATTGTTTTAGAAACTACCTATCTGAAATTGATCCCCTTATGACTTAGAAACCTTATCTGATATTTTTAAAAGTTTTAGTTATATTGCTTATAAAGAAGTTCCTAATGACTTCTAACAAAGTTAGATGACTTGATAAGAATAGTTTATCGCCTTAACAATTTGATAGTTAAAAGGAAAGTTCTTTGGTAGTTTCTGCTTTTCCTTTTGCTATCCTCAATTATGAAATTCTTAATCGCTATGTTATTATTTATTCTTCTGTTCTTTACTCTGCTTTTAAGTGCCTATTTTATAGCCAGATATACCAGTATAGCTGGATATATCAAGGCAAATAAAGAACTAAAAGAAGAAAATTGGTCTTTGATACAAGACAACAGACAATTGGAACAATTGGTAGATGTTTGTGTTAAAGAATTAAAAGAGTGTAGAAAAAATTATATTGAAGAATACTTCCAGGAAAATAACTAATTATTTAAAATCTCTATGACTATGTTTAAAAAAATCTATGTGGTCTATCCCAGAAAATTCAATAGCGATAAAGAGATAATGGATTATCTTGAAAAAGACGGAGATGTTGAGAGTTTTTCAAGTTTAAAAAAGGCAAGAGAGTTCAAAAAAGAATATGGCGGTTGGATAAACCAAGAAGTAGCCGATGAAGAAGTGTTTAAAGAAATTGATAAATATACCAAAAGAATATGACAAAGAATACTTTAAAAGTTCACCAGATTTTGGATAAGTTTGTTCAGGGCGTTGTCAAAGATTTAAGTAATTCTTTATTAGTAGTAGGATCAGCTGGAACTGGAAAAACCGAAGGAATACTCTCAAGTTTAAAGAAACTAAAACTTCAAGAAAACAGACATTTTAAATACCTAAATAGCTATTCCAGTCCTCTTGAATTCTATCATTTGTTGGAAGATGTAAATGAACTGGAAAAACCAAGATTGCTGGTGCTTGATGATGCCGAAGAGTTTATTCACAACAAAAGAATTTTATCGTTGTTAAGAAGTAGTTTATGGGGAAATTTAGAAGGAAAAAGAATAGTCCATTGGATTTCGCCAAGAACAGAAAATCATAGTTTTGAGTTTAATGGCAAAATTATAATTCTACTAAATGAATTAAACCTAAATAATAGTTTAATCCGGGCTTTGATTTCAAGAGGATTTTTCTATAATTTAAAACTGACAAGGCAAGAAATATCAGATCTTATTCAAGAAAGAGCAAAAGTTCCGTATAAAAATCTTTCATTTAAACAAAGAAAGAAAATAGCTAATTTTTTAATAGAGGAAGGAAATAAGGGTAAAAAACTCAATTTGCGAACTTTTCCTTTAGCAATGAACTTATTTCTTCTTTCTCCTAATCATTATCAAAGGTTGATTTCAGAACTTTTATCAAAAAATTATTAACAAACCAATTGATAATATGAAAAAATTATATCTAATAAACTGCGATGTTCACGATGAATATCCTTATTACACTTTCTTTATTGAAGCCAAAAATGAAATTGAAGCAAATGAAAAAGCGATGAAAATTGCCAAAAGGGATTATGAAATGGTTGCTTTGAAAGAACCCGAAATATATTCCTATGAAATAAAGAGTTTAGAAGATATTAGAAAAAGGTGTCTTTAAAGGTCGGTTCTAATCAACTTTAATACTTTAATTATGAAAAAATATAGAGTAAATTTTTATTCCACAAATGCTCAAGTTGAAGCAAAAGATAAGGTTGAAGCAGTCCGAAAAGCCAAAATATTATTCTATGATGGCGAACTATGTTCTGAAGTAGAAAGTGCTGAAGAAATATAAGAAGAAAGGTCTTGCCGGAAGTGTGGCAAAACTTCTGGATTGCTTGAAGAAGAAGATATTTGTTATACTTGTGCCAAAGAAAGAGGAATTATTTAAAATAAGATAAAAATATGTATAAATGTGATAAATGCGGAAAAAAAGCTAAATACAATTTACAGACACGCTGGCATCTATACGAGATAACTGGCGAAGATGAAAATGAGGATTTTAAGGAAATGGAAACTTGGGATGGAGACGATAATGAATTTCTCTGTAAAAAGTGTGCCAAAGAAGAAGGAATAATCTAAAAAATAAAATTATGAAAACTTATATCTGTCCTTCGTGTAGAAAAAAACAATATAAAGTAAGAGAATGGCGAAGAGGTTTATTTTCTCGCGAGTTCAATTTAAAAACTGGAAAGATGGGAATATATTATCAGATTGGAGATAATTCCGAACACAAAAATTGGGCTTGTCCGAATTGTGATGCTAATCTACCTTTTGAAATTATTGATGGATTTATAGAACAAATCTAAATGAAGTCAGATTATGTCAAAACTAAATTCTGTAAATCCTGCCCAGTCAAAAATTGTTCTGGGAAAGAGCTTGGCAAATTGGGTTATCCTGTTGTTATCTGTCCTGTCAAAAAAAAGAAAAAAAAGGTCAAAACCAATTCAAAATAAACTAATATG